CCATGAAGACCTGCGTGGGCCGCACCATGCAGCACATGGGTAACGCCGTGGACAACGCCTGGGAGGACTTCCTGCGCACCATCGAGTAAAGCGGGGTCACGCGCGCCGCGCGAGCGAAGCCCAAAAATAAGGCCATCTGCCAAAGGCAGATGGCCTTATTTTTATCATGGTGTATCCGTATAGATGCCGGACGGACTGGGGCCAAAGGCCAGGATGTCCGCTTACTACTGCGGCATCGTCAAGGGCAAGGGCTGACATCTGCAAATTCGTATGTAAAATGTCGTCTTAAATCTGACGCCGAAAGCGCGAATATGCGCGTAGCGCACATATTTGCGCATGGTGAAAAATCCGCAAAACGCCTGAAAACAAAAGGAATCCCGCAAACTCAACGGTTTGCGGGATTCCTTTTCATTGGTGGAGCTAACGAGTCCCTCGTCGAACTCACTGCCCTCGATATTTGAGAGGTCCGCTGACTTGAGTTTTCCGTCTTCGCTACTGATATTGAAGTAGATAAGAAGTCGGTCGTCATATAGGTAGACCTCTGAAACAAAGTCAGAGATGATTCTCCGGCGGTAGTCCTGCTCGGACTCTCCCGGGTACGGCTCAAGGTGTTTCATCAGCGCAAAGAGAATCTGGTCCTCTGTAAACGCGAGGTGCTTGCCTTTGAGGAAGCTGAGCTCGCCCAGAATGACCGCTTGCTCGTTCTCGAGTTCCTGCAAGCGCGCAGGCAAGGTCTGCGTCGCTGCGCCGGACTCGATAGCCCGCAGCACGTTCGCAATGGACTTCTTATTGTCTGCCAGCTTCTTCTCGTAGAAGGCAATCTCCGAGGCGGTATCGTTTTGGCGCTCTTGCGCCGCGTGTACCTTCCTCGCAAGCTCTTCAAGAACGTCCTCTTGAAGGATGTAGCGGACAGTAAAGTCGACCACGGCGCGCTCGAGGCGGTCACGCGAGACTTGCTTCTTATCGCAAGTCTTATTCTTGCCGCGAGTGTTCCCACAATAATAGTAGTACCATTTGTTCCCGCTCTTGCCCGTGCCGCTGACTCCCTGCATTGGCCCTTTACAGTGACCGCAGAAGAGTCTACCGGCTAAGAGGTATTCAGCCTTTGGCGACTTCGGAGCCTTACGCGTGCGCCGGCGTTCCATTTCGGCCTGAGCGAGATTAAAGGTATCTTTCGAGATAATTGCAGGCATGCCGCCTTCGACGACTATATCATGGTACCGGTACTCGCCGATGTATTTTCGGTTTTTAATGATTCGGTTGATACTGTTCTTGTTAAAGGGCTTGCCCTGAGCAGTACGCAGCCCACGGCTATTCAGGAGCTCACAGATGGCTGCATTTGATTCGCCCTTAATATACTGCTCAAAAATCGTTTGAACGGTCTGGGCTGACTCTGGGTCTATCTGGAAGTGCTTCTGCTCGTCGACCCGATAACCGAGCGGTCTCCCGCTTCCGGTGCTCTGGCACTTCAAAGCGCTCTCGTGCATTCCCCGCTTGATTTTCTGAGCGAGCTCTGCCGAGTAGTATTCCGCAAGGCCTTCCATAAGGCTCTCGAGAATAATGCCCTCTGGCCCGTCCGGTATCGCTTCGGCAGCATAAAAGATTTGGATTCCGTTCCTCTTGAGCTCCCGCTTATAGACAGCGCTGTCGTATTTGTTTCGGGCAAAGCGGTCTGTCTTATAGACGACTACCGCCTCGAACTTCTTGCGCTTGGCGTCCGCGATGAGCCTTTGGAATTCCGGTCGCTCGTCCGTCCGCCCTGAGATATGACGGTCGCAGTATGTGTCGATAACGGTAAGCCCTCGCTGCTTACAAAAGTCGGTACAGACTCTAAGCTGCCCTTCGATACTCTGGTCGGTCTGTCTCGGGCCGGCAGAATACCGAGCATAAATTACTGTATTCATGTGACCCTCCTAAAAATTTCGTCGTTATGGTACTCCAGAAGCTCTCTACGCGGCGGAAATCGGGGGGGGGGGGTAAAACCATTCCGTCAAGAGAAGCCAGCCAGCGGGCTGTAAAAGCGTCCTGAGGGCTATCCAAAATTATTGGAGAAACATAGATTTTCATGGAAGGAGTGATAGTTATAAGGCCTCGGTCGAAGGCTTTATCATAAAAAGTATTGAGGCAAATCCCGTTGTCGGGGCTGACCCGGTCCGCCTCGCTTCGGCATTGCGAGTACGGTTTTATATGACTTGCAACGAGCATTTGCGGCAGCGCGCAGCCGGATATAAAGCACCGGTCGTCATAAGCCGCGAGCACCGCCTGCTTGAAGAAGTGTCGTTCCCGCGATACTCTTCCGTGATTCGTCAGAGACGAAAGCGGCTTTGCCCCTTGCAAAGGTGAAGAGTCAAAGATAGCGAGACCTGTCAAGGTCTCCGCCTCAAGACTCAGAGAGCCCCAGTCGTGCTTGAACTCCTCGTAAATCATTCGGTCCGCCTTCGCTACGTTCTTAAGCCCTGAGGAAACCTTCGGGTCTATGTACCGAAAGTTCCGCATGCGCATTACGATAGAAGCGACTGAGTGAGGAATAATCTCGGCGACCTGCTGAATGACTTTATTGCTGGGATTGATTTTCCCGAGCGGAGTAACGCAGTAAAGAGCAAAGGCGATAATTATGTCCTCTCTGCTCCACGCGTTCATTGATTCTGCTCCTCGTCTAAGCGGATAGCTGTCATAAGCAGCTCCATACGCCGCTTGACATCGAGCCCGGAGAAAATACGCAGAAGCTCCGCTTCCTCTTTGGAGCGCCGCTGCTCTAAGTGAATCTCACCGGAGTTCTGGCCTATGACGCCGTTATTGGTCCCCACCGTTCCGACGTTTACGCTATTATCGGTCCACCCCATCAGGTAGTCGACCGACGTTCCGAGAGCGTTCGAGAGCTTCTGCATTTTATCGGTACGAAGTGTTTTGATGTAGCCAGTTTCCCACTTGCGGACTGTGCTCGCACCGACGCCGACCTTATCGCCGAGCTCCTGCAGAGTGTACCCTTTCTCTGTTCTGAGATAATGTATTCTATCGCCTAACGTCATTAAGACCGCCTCCCTTGAAAAAGTTTACTCTTATTATAACACGCATTTGTCTTAAAGTGAATGCTTTTGCTTAAAATTCACAAAAATTTTCCAAAAGGCTATTTACAAATCCAAAAGGACACGGTATAATAAATTTGTCCTTTGGGACAACCGGTAGTGCCTACGAGGAAAAATCTCAAGGAAAGGAGACAGTATATCGTATGGTTGAAACTCGAATGTTGAGGGCCCACATGACCCTGAAAGGCGTTACTACGAAAGACCTTGCGGACGCGCAGGGCTGGAGTATGAGCACAGCCTACCGTAAGATTACGGGCAAAGTTGCCTTCACGGTACCTGAAGTGCAGCTCTGTAAGGAGCTCCTTGATTTGGACGCTCCTACGACGAACGCAATTTTTTTTGCGGCTGATTTGTCCTAAAAGACAAAAATGCGGCCGACGCTCGCCGAAACCGCTCTTGCAAGAGAGAATCTTATGCTTGACCGACTAAGCGCTGCGGTCAACGCGTTTTACGAAAATCCACAAAATATGCAAGCCTATTTGGCTTGGAAGAAAAACAAGGAGGCAAAACAAAATGAAAATCACCGTAACAATGGAACTGACTCAGGAAAACCTGAGCAAGCTGAGAGCCCTGCTCCCTGATACCGAGATTCCCGGTCAGGTAAGTATGTTCGATTCCCCTTCGGAAAAGCCCGTCGAGACTTCGAAGACCGAGGCCCCTGCTCCTGCGACTGAGACTCCGAAGACCGAGGACAAGCCTATCACGAAGACCGACATTCGCGCCGTAGCCCTGAAGCTCTCCAAAGCCGGCAAGCAGAAAGAGCTCGCCGACATCTTTGCGAAGTTCGGTTGCAAGAAGCTCTCCGACTTCGACAGCCGCACGGAAGACTATCCGGCGCTTATGAAAGAGCTGGTGAGTGTCAATGGCTAAGCACGCACTACTTTCTGCAAGCGGCGCTCACCGCTGGCTCGAGTGTACGCCGAGCGCGCTGCTTGAACTTCAATTTCCGCAGAGCACGAGCGAGTACGCCGAAGAGGGTACCGCAGCGCATGAGCTCTGCGAGCTGACCGCCCGCTATTTCCTCGGCGAGGTCTCCGAGATGGACTTCGAGAACCGCCGTGACGAATTGGCAAAAGGTCCTTACTACAACGCTGAAATGCAGGAATGCGCAAATGACTACGCAAGATTTGTTGCTGAGAAGACCAAAACTGCGCAGGAGTCTTGTGAGGACGCATTTACCGAGCTTGAGGTGAGAGTCGACTTCTCGAAGTATGTCAAGGACGGCTTCGGCACCGGCGACTGTATCATCGTCGCTGACAAGGTCCTCGAAATCGTGGACTTCAAGTACGGCAAGGGCGTTCGCGTCGAGGCGACCGGTAACCCTCAGATGAAGCTCTACGCCCTCGGCGCGCTTCTCAAGTACAACACGCTTTTCGACATCGATTCCGTTCGCATGACGATTTTCCAGCCTCGCCTCTCCGGCATTCAGAGCTCCGACGAAATCACCGTCAAGGAGCTGCTTGAGTGGGCTGAGAAGTATGTCAAGCCCCGCGCTAAGCTGGCCTATAAGGGCGAAGGCGAGTTCGCCCCGTCCGAAGAGGTCTGCAAGTTCTGCCGGGCGAAAGCTCAGTGCAAAGCGAGAGCCGACAAGAATCTCAAGCTCTTCGATGGGGCCCCGGACGCTATGCTCCTGACTCCTGAAGAGGCTGGCGCGATTCTTGAAAAGGCCGCGGATATTCAGGCGTGGCTTACTGACCTCGAAGGCCTCGTAGCCTCTACGCTGCTCAGCGGTCAGCCTGTTACCGGCTGGAAGATGGTTGAGGGCCGCAGCAACCGCAAGTTCGCAGACGAGCTGAAAGTCGTTGAGGCTATGAAGTCCGCTGGCTACGACGAGAGTCTGCTCTACGAGCGTAAACTGATTACCTTGACTCAGATGGAGAAGGACTTTGGTAAAAAGGCTGTAGCTGAAACGCTCGGCGAGCTTATCGTCAAGCCTCAGGGCAAGCCCACTCTGGCTCCTGCAAAGGACAAGCGCCCTGAGTTCAAGCCCGAAGAACAGCTTCTCGCTGAGTTCGATAAGTAAGGAGGTCTCGTTATGACGGAAGCGGCAAGACGCAGAACGCGGGCGAGAATCCGCCTTATCAAAATCCAGTGGCTCCTCATTCTGGCGCTCATTGTCGCCTTGATTCTCTCGTTCGTTACGAGACCGAGCGCTTCCGTTCCTGATGAGCCTGAGTCTTCGCCCGTTCGGGTAGAAGCTCCTGAGCCGATTACCGAGACCGCCGCGCCGGAGCCTGAGCTTATCGAGCTCGGCGAGTTCAAGACTACCGCCTATTGCACTTGCGTTAAGTGCTGCGGTATCTGGAGTGCGGAACACCCTTCTCGGGTCGGTACCGATTACGTGCAGCGAACAAAGAGCGGCACGATTCCGACCGCAGACCGCACGGTCTCGGTCGACCCCGATGTGATACCTCTCGGAACGGTCCTCATTATCGACGGCTGCGAGTACATAGCCGAAGATACGGGAAACGCCGTTAAGGGAAACGTTATCGACATCTATTTTGACTCACATGAGCTCGCCGTCGAGTACGGCGTTCAGATGAAAACTATTTATATTAAAGGAGATTGATACTATGTCTACTCAAATCACTACTGGTAAGGTCCGTTTTTCCTACTGCAACCTCTTCACCCCTCGCGCCGTTCAGGAAGGCGCTACGCCGAAGTACAGCGTTACCCTCCTGATTCCGAAGAGCGACAAGGCCACCATGCAGAAAATCAAGGCTGCTATGGACGAGGCTAAGCAGAAGTTCATGGCAAGCAACAGCGGCAAGAAGCTGCCTACCAACCTCAAGAGCACGCTGCACGACGGCGACGGCGAGCGCCCGAATGGCGGTGAGTTCGGCGAAGAGTGCAAGGGCTGCTACGTTATCACCGTCAGCTCCAACAACAAGCCCGTTCTCGTCCACGCGGACAAGACCCCGCTGACTGACCCTCAGGAGCTCTACTCCGGCTGCTACGGCCGCGCAATCATCAACTTCTACGTGTATGACACGCAGGGCAACAAGGGTATCTCTGCTGGCCTCAACGGTATCATGAAGCTCTACGATGGCGAGCCTCTGGGCGGCGGCGTTGTTACGGATTCTGATTGGGACGACGGCTGGGAAGACGAGGACGACAACGACGACCTCCTCGGTTAAGCGTATGCTCCGGCGCGTTCGTCTCGGATTTGCTGAGGCGAACGCCGCCCGGAGGAAGGAGGCAATATGAGAACATTAGCAATCGATATAGAGACCTACAGCTCGGTCTCTCTGCAAAAGTGTGGCGTCTATGCCTACGCCCAGAGCCCCGATTTTGAGATTCTTCTCTTCGGGTATGCTTGGGATGACGGCCCGGTCGAGGTTATCGACCTCGCCAGAGGCGAGAGCCTGCCTGAGGAGCTCCAGAACGCTCTGTATGACCCCGAAATCCTGAAGACAGCATTCAATGCGTCTTTTGAACGGACTTGTCTGAGCGCGTTTATGGGCCGCGTGACACCGCCCGAGCAATGGAGCTGCACCGCAGTCATGGCCCGCGAGCTGGGCCTGCCCGGTAGCTTGGAAGCTGTCGGCGAAGTCATCGGGCTTCCTGAAGACAAGCAGAAGTCTAAGACCGGCCGAGCGCTTATTCGTTACTTCTCGATACCTTGCAAGCCCACGAAGACGAACGGCAACCGGACCCGCAACCTTCCTGAGCATGACCCTGACCGCTGGGCTATCTATGTTGAGTACAACCGTCAGGACGTCGTCTCGGAGCGTGCTATTCGGCAGAAGCTCTCTCGCTTCCCGGTGTACGAGAAGGAACAACCTCTCTGGATTCACGACCAGCATATCAACGACCGCGGCGTCGGTGTTGACCTTAACCTCGCAGAGCATGCGGTCGAGATTGACGCCATTATCAAGGCGAGACTTCTCGAGCAGGCCAAGGAGCTCACGGGCCTTGAAAACCCGAAGAGCACCGCGCAGCTCAAGAGCTGGATTGAGGACACCGCGGGTATTGAGGTCGAGAGCCTCAACAAGAAGAGTATCGCCGGTGTAAGAGCCGACGCTGACTGCGACGCCGTGGACCGTATGCTCGACATTAGAGCGGGTCTTGCAAAGACCTCAACTGAAAAATACAACGCTATGCTTCGCACGGCTTGCCCGGACGGGCGCATTCGTGGCCTGACTCAGTTTTACGGTGCAGCGCGTACCGGTCGATGGGCCGGCCGCCTTGTACAAATGCAGAACTTACCGCAGAATAAAATGCCGGACCGTGACCTTGATACCGCAAGGCAGCTCGTTGAGGCCGGAGACCTTGAGACCCTTGAAATGCTCTTCGACGACATTTCCGGGACCCTCTCGCAGCTTATCCGCACGGCCTTTATCCCGAGACCCGGCTACCGCTTCATCGTGTCTGACTTCTCCGCGATTGAGGCTCGTGTTATTGCGTGGCTTGCAAGCGAAGAGTGGCGCATGGAGGTTTTCAAGACCCACGGCAAAATCTACGAGGCTTCTGCCGAGCAGATGTTTCACCTTCCGAAGGGCTCCGTCAAGAAGGGCGACCCTATGCGACAGAAAGGGAAAATCGCTGAGCTCGCGCTCGGCTACGGCGGCAGCGTCGGCGCTCTGAAATCTATGGGCGCTCTCGAGATGGGGCTTGAGGAGTCTGAGCTGAAACCGCTCGTCAATAGCTGGCGCGCCGCAAATCCTGCCATCACTAAGCTGTGGTGGGACACGGACGCCGCAGCGCGCAGGACCATTCAGACGAAGGCGCCTACTAAATTACCTTTCGGCATGGGCTTTTACAAGCAAGGCCCTCTCCTCAAGCTGCGACTTCCGAATGGCCGCGAGCTGAGCTACGTAAAGCCCAGAATCGACAACGACAGTATCACCTACGAAGGCACAATTCAGTCCTCAGGCGGCTGGGGCCGTATTGAGTCCTATGGCCCGAAACTCGTGGAGAACATTGTTCAGGCTACAGCGCGAGACTGTCTTGCGGTCGCCATCGACCGTCTGGAGCGGGCCGGTTTTCCGGTTGTGTTCCATGTTCACGACGAAGTTATCTGTGAGGTACCTATCGGCGTAAGCTCTGCCGAGGAAATCAGCAAAATCATGTCGGAGCCCATCGAGTGGGCGACCGGCTTACCGCTCAAGGCTGACGCCTATGAGTGCGAATACTATAGAAAGGACTAATCGCTATGAAGATAGACGTATTTAATAAGGTCGTTAAAGAGCAGCTTCTTGTCTGTGAGCACCTGCTTACCGGCAAGGGCCACGAGTATGCGCCTGACGCCGTAGATGAGAGCAATATTGACCGCCTCGCACACTTCAAGAAGGCCGCCGCGATTATTGACGGCACTCCGAAAGAGGCTCTGCTTGGTATGCTGACAAAGCACCTCGTCTCTATCTCGGATATGTGTACCGACGGTCGCAGCTACTCTCTGGACCGCTGGACAGAGAAAATCACGGACAGCATTAACTACCTGCTACTGCTCAAGGCTTTAGTCGAAGAGGAGGCGAACGGCAATGGATAAAATCAAAGTCGCGGTCCTCAATCCGACCGCAATCAGCGAGGCCGAGAAGATGATGGTATGCGCCGCCCGCTTAACGCAGCGCGGGCACACGGTCAAAGACCTCTCTGACTTCCTTGCTCTTTACGATAAAGAGTACACCGAGAAAACGGCTAAGGTTATGACCCAGCTTCCGCACCCTACGATTCAGAAGTTCGCGGTCATCAACGCTGTAATTGTCGGAGCGTCAAGGAGATTCCTCGCTCAGATTACGAGGCACCAGAACGAGGTCAAGTTCATGTCTGCGTCCTTGCAGTACAGCGACTACTCGAATGAGGCTGACTTCGTTGTCCCTTATGAGCTGCTTGACAGTCAAATGCGTTTCTCCTACCTCTCTCAGTGTCAGGACGCTATGCGGAAATACAAGCTCCTCGTCGAGTACGGCGTGGACAATGACTCTGCCGGCTATCTGGCTCCGCAAGGCCTGAGAAACGTTCTGATTATCAGTGCAACGCCTTATCAGTGGAAGCACATGATAAGCCAGAGAACTTGTCGGCGCAATACCGCCGAGACTCGTTACGTTATGCTCCGCCTCTGGGAAGAGCTTTATGAGCTGGCTCCGGCTCTCTTCTCTCCTGAAACGACCGGTCCCTTCTGCATGAAGGGTAAGTGCCTTGAAGGCAAGATGGCCTGTGGCGCTCCGCTGGCGTCTGACCTTACACCGCATGATATTCTCGAGCGGGATTTTCCGCTCTGTATGGAGGTGCGAGAATGAGTGAACGCGACCCTTTATGGGACGGCTTACGCGATTTAGCTAATGAGAATCATAAAGCCAGAATCGCTAAGACACCGAGCCGTATTCAATATGCTATATCTCAATTTGAGAAGTACGATATTGAGTACGCCTTAAAAAATGAAGCTACCGGGCATTTTCATTGCCGACGCAAAGCTGACGATAAACTTTTTCAATTTTACGCTGGGACAGGAAAAATTCAAGGCCATGATAGTGCCCGCGGTATTCACGCCTTGATTAAAATTCTATTGCAGGAGGTGCGAGATGAAAATTAAGCTAATTGACTTCAACGGCCCCGCTCCTGTACGAGCGCATGACAACGACGCCGGCGCGGACGTGTTCAGTCCCAGAAACCAGACCATCTACCCCGGGCAAGTATATAAGCTGCCTCTCGGCTTTGGTCTGGAACTGCCTGACGGCTATGTGGGGTACATATTTCCTCGCAGCAGCTTGAGCGCTCGCGGTATCGTATGCGAGCTTCCGCCTATCGATTCCGGCTATCGCGGAGAGGTCCACGCTATCGTCTCGAATGTCGGGGGCGACGGTTACGACATCAAGAAGGGCGACCGTATCGGCCAGCTCGTGATTATGCCGGTCGTTATCCCTGAGTTCACCTATGCAGAGTCTGCCGAGCGTGGTACCGGAGCTTTCGGAAGTAGCGGGAGGTAAGACTATGAGAATAGACAAAGACAACTACTATCTGAATATCGCAAAAGCCGTCGCGGCCCGTTCTACCTGCCTTCGCAGGCAGTATGGGGCCGTGATTGTCGCAGACGACGAAATCATTGCGACCGGCTACAACGGTGCGCCCAGAGGCGAGGCCAACTGCTGCGACGTCGGAAAGTGCTATTGCCGAGAGCATTCCACTCCTATCGACGAGCATGCGGCTCGCCATGGAGACCAGTACGGGACCTGCGTCGCCGTTCACGCCGAGCAGAATGCGATTATCAGCGCGCCGAGGCGGTCAATGCGAGGTGCTACCCTTTACCTCGCATGCCTCGATGAAACCATTGACCCCGCTCCGTGTAATATCTGCGACCGCATGATTAAGAACGCGGGTATCACGAGAGTGGTAACGAGAGCCGGTACCTTTTAATGCCGACTCTTCAATACGACGGCTTGATAACGATTGCGACGGGTAGCTCGCGGCGTTCGGCAAGCTGGAAAACTAAAGAAATGCTTTGGTCTGAGTTCGTTGATAAGCTCGGCCGTGTGACCCGGACGCAGGAGACCCAGCAAGAGTACTTCCGTATGCCAAAGGAAGAGCGCGATAACGCGAAGGACGTCGGCGGCTTTGTCGGCGGTACCTTAAAGGGCGGCCGCCGTAAAATCGACGCCGTACTACAGCGCCGGCTTATCACCCTTGACATGGACTCTATCACGGCCGGCGAAGACCCTTGGCCTACAGTCGAGCTGATTCTGGGCTGCGCTGCAGTGCTCTATAGCACGCACAGCCATACGGCGAAAGCTCCGAGGCTTCGCCTTGTACTTCCTCTCTCGAGGCCTGTGTCTCCTGAGGAGTACGAGGCTATCGCCCGCAGGATTGCAGGCGACATCGGTATTGACATGTGCGACGATACCACCTACGAGCCTCACCGGCTCATGTACTGGGCGAGTGCTTCCTCTGACGGTGAGTTCCGCTATGAAGTGCAGGACGGTCCATGGCTGGACGCTGACGAGCAGCTCGCAAGGTATGCAGACTGGAAAGACCCGACTCAGTGGCCTGTATCAAGCAGGAAGTCCGGCACGATTCGGCGTCTCGCTGACAAGCAGGGAGACCCGACCGCGAAAGACGGTATCGTCGGCGCGTTCTGCCGCACTTACTCCGTAGAGGATGCAATCGAGGCCTTCCTGTCTGACGTCTACATCAAGGGCGAAAATGGTCGCTACACCTACAAAGGCGGCTCGACCTCCGGCGGTCTCGTTATCTATGAAGACGGTCGCTTTGCGTACAGCCACCACAGCACAGACCCGACTTGCGGCAAGCTCTGCAATGCGTTCGACCTCGTCCGCATTCACATGTTCGGTAAGGACGACGAAGGAAAACCCGCGAACACCGCGGCGAACAACCTTCCTTCCTATAAGAATATGTGTAAGTGGATTGAGACCAACTGCGAGAGCGTTATGAAGGAGCTGCAAAGCAAGCAGCTTGACTACATCGTCCAGCTCTTCGGCGAAGGCGACGAGGCCCCTGATATGAACTGGGTCTCTCAGCTTGAGGTAAACCCGAAGACGGGGCACGCGGCGACTACGGTTGAGAATATCCGTATCATCGTGAAGAACGACCCTCGCTTTAAGGGGACCTTCTACTGGGACGAGTTCATGGAGAGACCTATGGTCTGCGGGGACCTCCCTTGGAGAAAGGCTGACGCAAAGCCGCGCTCATGGGACGACACCGACGACGCCGGCGTTCACAATGTCCTTGAGAAGGACTACAAAATCGACTCTATGCCGAAGACCCGTGAAGGCGTCGACCTTGCGCTCGCTGACATCACGAGGCACCCGGTACGCGAGTATTTGCGGAGCCTTATCTGGGACGGGGAGAAACGCTGCGAGACGCTCTTCATCGATTACCTCGGCGCCGAAGACTCCCGGTATACGAGAACGGTAACCCGCAAGGCGCTTATTGGTGCGGCCGCGAGAATCTTATCTCCCGGCTGCAAGCACGACCACATGCTCGTCCTTATCGGTCCTCAGGGCTGCCGCAAGAGCACGACCTTGAAGAAGCTCGGTAAAGAGTGGTTTTCAGACTCGCTCTATACCATGTCCGGTAAGGACGCTTACGAGCAACTTCAAGGCTTTTGGATAATCGAGCTATCTGAAATGGCCGCGACCCGTAAGGCTGAGGTCGAGCAGATTAAGCAGTTCGTCTCCAAACAAGAGGACAACTACCGCGCGGCATACGCCCGCCGCACGCAATGCCATCCGAGGCAATGCGCCTTCTTCGGTACCACGAACGATGAGGAGTTCCTGAGAGACCCTACCGGCGCCCGCCGTTTCTGGCCGGTCGTCGTTACCGACGCAGGTAAGACTCTCGGGGACAAGCTGACCGCTTCTATCGTGGACCAGATATGGGCCGAGGTCGTGACCTACTACGAGGCTGGCGAGACTTGGTACCTTGACGGCGCAGTCGAAGAAATGGCCCGCAAGGTGCAGGCCGACCACACCGAGGCGAACGGCAAGCTCGGTCTTATCGAGAACTTCCTTGAAGTCCTGCTGCCTGAGGGCTGGGACGATTGGGACCTTGAAAAGCGTCTCATGTTCTGGAGCGGCGGTTTTGGCGAGGAGCGTAACGGCACCGTGCCGAGAACAAAGGTCTGCGCACTGGAGGTCTGGCAGGAGCTTTTCAAAGGCGACCCGAAGAGCTATTCGCAGACGCAGGCCCGTGAGATTATCGGGCTCTTGCGCATGATTCCGGGCTGGCGGTTGTCCACTTCCGTCAACTGCGGAGCAATTTACGGCAGGCAGAGGGGCTTCGTGAAAGAAGTCTGAGGTAGCAAAGGTAGCACTTGAAAGGCCAACTTTTTTCGTTAGAGGGTAGGTCGTACAAGCGCACTTGCAACAAAGGTAGCACTTTGAGAACTACTTGCAACAAAGTGCTACCTACTCTGCTACCTCGAAAAAGCCTTATATATCAATGCTTTTGGCTACTTGGTAGTACTGGTAGTCGAAAAATCTTAAAAACATTTTTTCAAAAAGTAAAGGGACACTCGACACAACTTGTTCGCTCCCTCGCATTACATGTATATATAGGGAATCTTTGTTACACGCGCTACTCGACTACCTAAAGGAGGGATTTTATGTATGAAAGCACTTTTGAGCGAAAGCTCTGTGAGTATATCAAGTTCCTCGGCGGTAAAGCGTACAAGTGGGTGTCCCCGGGAGCTCCGGGGGTGCCTGACCGAATCGCGATATTGCCGGGGGGACGAATAATTTTTATAGAGGTCAAGCGGCCGGGGCTAAGTGACGGTTTGAGTATCAGGCAGAAAAAGGTCATCGCGACATTAGAGGGGCTCGGCTGCACCGTTTGGCGTATCTCCGATATGGAGGATTTGAAAGCGAGGCTAAGGGCTGATGGAGTATAAACCTTACTATTATCAGGACTTCGCGGAGAAGTTCATTCTCGATAACCCCGAGGCGGGGCTCTTACTGGATATGGGTATGGGAAAAACGGTAACGAGCCTGAGCGTAGCGGATAAGCTCTTGAACGACTATTTTGCCGTGAGCAAGGTCCTTGTTATCGCTCCGCTGAAACCGGCAAAGGAAACGTGGCCGCCGGAGGTCAAGAAGTGGGACCACCTGAAACACCTGAAGCTCTCGCTGATTCTCGGGTCGAAGGCTGAGCGTATCGCGGCTTGCGAGCGGGAGGCGGATATTTATATCGTCAATCGTGAGAATGTCGTCTGGCTTGTGGACTACTTCAAAAGCAAGTGGCCTTTCGATATGGTTATCATCGACGAGCTATCGAGCTTCAAGTCCAGCAAGGCACAGCGCTTCCGAGCTCTTAAGAAGGTACGGAAGTACATCAAGCGAATTGTCGGTCTTACCGGCACGCCTTCGCCGAATGGATTGCTTGACCTCTGGCCGGAAATGTACCTGCTTGACGAGGGCAAGGCTCTCGGCAAAACTCTGACGGGCTACCGCGATACTTACTTCGTCCCGGACAAGCGGAACGCCACGACCATTTTCTCATGGAAACCGAAAGACGGAGCAGAGGAGCTTATCTATGAGAAAATCGGAAAGCTCTGTATCAGCATGAACGCAGCGGATTACTTACAATTACCGGACAGGCTTTTTCTCCGTCGCGAGTTCGAGCTTACCCCGGAGGCGATGGAGCTTTATAAGACTCTTGAGCGGGACACTCTTCTCCCGTTTGCTGACGGCGACATCGACGCGCCGACCGCGGCGGTCTTGACGAATAAGCTCTTGCAGGCTGCGGGAGGCGCGGCCTATGACGAGAACGGTAACGTCAAGGTCCTGCACGACTGCAAGCTCGAGGCCTTAGACCAGCTTATCGAAGAGGCAAACGGTCAACCTGTTTTGGTATTCTACGCTTTTCGGCATGAGCGCGACAGAATTATGGAGCGGTACCCGGAAGCGGTAGACATTAAAGACGACGGCGCGGTCGTCCGCTGGAACGAGAGCAAGATTCCGATTATGCTTGCTCACCCTGCAAGCGCGGGCCACGGCCTGAATTTGCAAGCGGGAGGTCATATCGCGATATGGTACGGACTTCCTACCAGTCTTGAGCTTTACCAGCAGGCAAACAAGCGATTGCACCGTCCGGGGCAAAAGAAAACGGTCCTGATTCACCATATCCTGATGAAGGGCACTTATGACTACCGTGTCTTAGACGACATACTCGCACCAAAGGAGGTAAGGCAGAACGCTTGCCTCGAGGCATTGAAAGCCAGAATCAAGGAGGTATCAAAATGACACCACAGGAAGCAAAGGATTTCCTCAACAGAGGGTACAGGTCCAAAGAACGAATAAAGGTTAAGGAGGAACGTATCGACGAGTGGCGACGCAGAGCTGAGTCTATTACGGCTGAGATTAAGCCGGTCGCAACGTTTTCCTCAACTCCGTCAAAGAAAGTCGAAGAAGCTGCTTGCGCTATCGTCGATTTGCAGTCGGAAATCAGAGCGGAGATTTACGAGCTTGCAGCTATCGAGCTTGAAATCGGCAGAGCCATCAATCAGGCGGTTACTGACCCTACTCTCAACGCTCTGTTAGAGATGAGGTATCTTAAGTACCTTAAGTGGGAGGAAATCGCGGTACGGCTTGACATCACTTTCCGTTGGGCGATAACTCTTCATAAAAAAGCTCTCACAATTTTTACCGAAAGCGCGTTAATTCACGCCGAACATGCGTTATAATATAAAGTGGAAAAGTCGGATGGAAGTCCGGCTTTTTCTGCGTTATCGGGACTTCCGGTATCGCGGGCGGAGCACTGTGCGGGCCTCCGGTGCAGTGCTCCGTCTATTATTATGAATGGAGGTTAGCAACAACTAACGAGGGAGGGACGAACGTGGCTAAGCTGACCGATAAGCAACGGAAAAAGATTATAGCGGAATCGGTGAACGGCTCGAGCATTCGGGCATTGGCTGCGAAATACGGCGTCTCTACGACTACGATTCAGCGCACGTTAAAAAGTGACAACGACCTAAAACAAAAGGTCGCGCAAAAAAAGGCTGAGAATACGGCAAGCATTCTGGCCTTTATGGATTCTAAGAAAAATGACGTCTGCAGACTGATTGACAAGCTGCTTACAGCAATGGGTGACGAAGACAAGCTCGCCGCCGCAACGGTCAATCAGCTTGCTACCGCTATGGGTATCGTCATCGACAAATATACAGCTAACGAGGCAATTAAGTCGTCTGACGCTAAGGAGACAAACTTCTTCGAGGCGATTCACGCTGCCGGAAAGGAGGTTGACCTGAGTGCAATACCAGAGCTTCAGTCCTCGGCAGAACGCGACCCTCTTCTGGTGGACGAAACCAGAACACCAGAATAGAGACGGGCTTATCTGCGACGGGTCAATTCGTTCCGGCAAGACGGTCTCAATGGCTATCGGCTTTATCATGTGGAGCATGGCAAGCTTCGATAAACAGAACTTCGCTATCTGCGGCCGCACGATTGAAGCGCTCCGGCGTAACGTTATCGTACATATTCCCACATGGCTTGAGGGTATGTTCGAGGTTACTGAGCGCCGCAGCGAGAATAAAATGGTCGTTACTATCGGCAATCGCTCTAATACCTACTACCTCTTCGGAGGCCGGGACGAGTCCAGCTACACCCTCATTCAGGGTATTACTCTGGCGGGAGTCCTCTTCGATGAGGTCGCACTTATGCCCCGCTCTTTCGTAGAGCAAGCTATGGCGCGTTGTTCGGTCTCCGGGTCTAAGTTCTGGTTTAACTGCAACCCCGAGTCTCCGGGCCACTGGTTTTATAAAGAGTGGATTCGTAAAGCGGCGGAGCGCAATATGCTTTACCTGCATTTTACGATGGACGACAACCTCAGTCTTGACGAGAAAATCAAAGCCCGGTACGAGGGTATGTACTCCGGCGTGTTCTACGACCGGTATATCCGCGGTCTCTGGACCGTCGCGGAGGGCTTGATATATACAATGTTTAATAAGGACTATCATGTAGTCCCTTCCGTGCCTCGTGATTACGAGGAATACCTTATCTCTTGCGACTACGGTACCTTAAACCCGACTTCGGCCGGGCTCTGGGGCCTCTGTGAGGGAAAATGGTACCGCGTCCGAGAGTACTACTACGACGGGCGCAAGGAACGGTATCAGCGAACGGACGAGGAGCACTACGCGGCTATTGAAGAGCTTGCGGGAGACCTCTCGATTCGGAAAATCATCGTTGACCCGTCCGCCGCCTCGTTTATCGAGGTCATACGCCGGCATGACCGCTTCATGGTCGAGCAGGCAAGCAACCGAGTCCTTGACGGTATTCGCGACGTCGCTACCCGGCTGAACGCCGGCGACATCTTCTTTTGCGACTGCTGCACGGACTGCATAAGAGAGTTCGGTTTATATCGGTGGGACGAAAAAGCCGCTGAAGACCGACCGCTAAAAACAGACGACCACGCTATGGACGATACGAGATATTTCGTCCGCGCTGCGTTCCAGCCGTCGAGATTCAGTTTTTAAGGAGGTGCGATAAATGCCCTTATTCAAGAAGCCTATCGAGCAGGAGTTTTTCAATTTGCGCCTCCGCGCCGGCAGGCCTATGACCGAGCTTGAGTTCTACGCAAAAGAGCTTACTGACTGGGAGACCTCTCCCGAACGGCGCGAGATGATTGACGGCGACCGGTATTATACCGGGGACCATGACATTCTCAAACGCCAGCGCACGGCTATCGGCCCTGACGGTAAGCTGATTGTGATTGAGAATCTCCCGAACAACCGCATTGTGGATAACCAGTATGCGAAACACGTTGACCAGAAGGCAAACTACCTTCTCGGTCAGCCTATTTCATTTTCCTGCGAGAATGACGACTACGCAGCCGAGGTCAAGAAGGTACTCGGCATGCGGTTTATGCGTACTCTCAAGAGCGCGGGAGTCGAGTGTCTCAACGCCGGTATCTCGTGGCTTTATCCCTACTACAATAAAAACGGCGAGCTCGCGTTCCGGGTATTTCCCGGCTATGAGATTATGCCGTTCTGGGCGGACGCAGCTCACACCGAGCTTGACTCCGCTCTTCGCCTTTACCCGGTCGAGGTCTATTACAGTACCGAGAAGAAAATCGTTAAGAAGGTTGACCTCTTCACGCTGGAAGGCGTTACGACCTACATCTTCGAGAACGGCGTACTCACGTCGGACACCGAGAAGCAGGCCTATGTTAAGGTGAAAGACAGCAAGGGCAACGAGCAGCCCCTGAACTGGGAGCGCTTCCCCCTTATCCCTATCAAGTACAACCCGAAGGAAGTTCCTCTCATTCGCCGCGGTCGCTCTTTGCAGGACGCCATCAACCTCTTGCAATCTGACTTCGTGAACAACATGGAGGAGGACGTCCGCAATACCGTTCTTGTCCTCAAGAACTACGACGGGCAGGACCTCGGGGAGTTCCGGCGTAACCTGACGACCTACGGCGCCATCAAGGTCCGCACGGTCGAGGGTACTGACGGCGGCGTGGACAGTCTCGAAATCTCGGTAAACTCCGAGAATTATAAGACCGTCCTCGAGCTTCTGAAAAAGGCACTCATTGAAAACCTCCGCAGCTATGACGCGAAGGACGACCGCCTTTCCGGTACGCCTAACCAGATGAACATTCAGAGCATGTATTGCGACATCGACCTCGACGCGAACGCGATGGAGACCGAGCTGCAAGCCTCTTTTGAGGAGATTCTCTGGTTTGTCAATACTTACCTCGCCAACACCGGCAAGGGCTCGTATGAGAGCGAAGATATTACGGTTATCTTCAACCGTGATATTCTTATCAACGAGTCCGAGGCTATCGATAACTGCTCTAAGTCCGTCGGCATTATCTCCGATGAGACCATCGTCGCTATGCACCCGTGGGTCGACGACCCTGCCGCCGAGCTTGAACGGCTTGAAAAGCAGAAAGAGGAAACGGACCCCTACCGAGCGGCTTTTGAGCAGGCGCAGGCTTTGCGCAACCCCGAAGGCGGTGACCCGGTAAATGAGGAATGATAAGTACTGGGCCAACCGAATGCGGATTCTTGAGGAATCCCTGCTTGATAAGGGGTACGACTATGTTAAAAACCTCGAGCGGCAATATGCGACCGCTATTCAGGATATAGAATCGCAAATCGCGAGATGGTATCAGCGATTTGCGGCCGAAAACGGCATAACGCTCGCCGAGGCAAATAAGCTGCTTACCACGCAGGAGCTTGATGAGTTCCGGTGGACCGTTGAAGAGTATATAAAACACGGTCAAGAGAACGCCGTCTCTCAGGCGTGGCTCAAGCAGCTTAAGAATGCTTCTGCCCGCGTTCACGTGTCAAGGCTTGATAGCTTGAAACTCCAGCTACAGGAGCAGGCCGAGGTCTTACACGGGGCGCAGACAGAGGCTCTTAATTCGTCCCTGAGCGAGGTTTACCAGCGAGGCTATTATCATACCGCCTTTGAGCTCCAAAAGGGCATAGGGGTCGGCTGGACGCTCCACGGGCTGACCGATGAAGCTATCAGCAAAGTACTCTCGCGGCCGTGGACCTTAGACAGCCAGACCTTCAGCGATAGAATCTGGGCGAACAAGCAGGCGCTCGTCAACAGTGTTAACACGCAGCTTACCCAGATGATAATGCGAGGCGCGGCTCCGGATAAAGCCATAAAGGCCATTTCCGACCGTTTTCAGGTCTCTAAGTCACAGGCCGGGCGTCTGGTTATGACCGAGAGTGCCGCCTTCGCGAACGAGGCCCGCAAGGACTGCTTCAAAGACCTCGGCGTTGAGAAGTACGTTATCGTGGAAACCCTTGACAACGAGACTTGCAGCCTTTGCGCGCAGCTTGATGGCAAGGTCTATCCTATGAGCGAGTATCAAGTCGGCGTTACCGCGCCGCCTTTTCATCCGTGGTGCCGTGGCACGACTGCCCCCTACTACGAGGATATGCAAGGTCTCGGAGACCGCTTCGCGAGAGATGTGAAGACCGGCGAGAGCTTCAATATTCCGAAGGATATGACATATAAGGACTGGAAAGCGAGACAAGACGGCGCCTATGGCACTGGTACCGTGGAAAAGTTCAAAAATATGTGGTATAATGAAACTGCTGATAAAAAGCAGTATGAGAACTACAAGGCTCGACTCGGCGCAGACGCGCCTAAGAGCTTTGCGGCTTTTCAGCAGTTAAAGTATAATTCTGAAGACTATAAGGACCTTACCGGCTACTACCGGTATAAAGGCGCGAATCCCACAAGCGATAAGCGCTTTTGGACGGCACATAAAGCGGTTAAGGCTCTCCACGATGAGGGTAAAGTCCGAACGACCGGAACTCTGGTCGCCCCGCCTCTGGGTCGAGTTGCCGTCAAAGCGAACGAGCACGCCGAAAAACGGTTTGCTTCTCGCGGTATAACCTTAGAATGGACTCAGAATATTATTGATAATGCAGACTTCGCGCTCAAACAGCGCAAGGGTACGCAATATGCCTTCTACACAAGCGAGGGTTTTACGGTCCTTGATAATAACGGCGAGATTGGTACCGCCGGCCAACTGGACGAACGCGGCAAGCTGCTGTATGACGAGGTGATGAAACATGTCCGAGCAAAATAAGGTCAAGTGCCCTTTATTGAATAAGGAAATTGACTGGGGCTATTGCTGGGAGCTTTGCAATATCGCTACCGACGATATTCTTCTTGAGGGCGATACCGTTCCCGACTGGGATAAGGCCCTTGAGGTATGTGAAAAGTGCGGTCGATATTCAGGCGAGCCAGAAGGCTCCTGATTTGAGTCCGATTTTTTCAGAGGGTAAATCTAAGGGCCCCTCAGTTAAAATGCGATACGGGAGACCGTGGAGCCCCACAGAAGTAATAGTTGATTAGAGCGTCCCTGCTTTTTAGCAGGAGGCGCTTTTTTCATACAAAAATTACCGCCTTACGCGGCGGACAACAAATAGCGTACCCGCAATACCGGGACTGGCCGGATAAAAAGGACAGCGGGAGACAGGAGGACAAAATGTTGGACTGGCTGAAAACTATTTTGGGAGAAGCGTACTCCGAGGAGATTGATAAAAAGGTCTCCGAGGAAATCGGCAAGAACTTCGTGGCGCGTGCAGACTTCAACACTCTGAACACCGAGAAGAAAGCTCTCGCTGATACCGTCAAGGAGCGTGACACGCAGCTTGAGACCCTCAAGGCCTCTACCGGCGACGTCGAGGCGCTCAAGACGCAAATCGCTACTCTCCAGACCGAGAACACCGCAGCGACGAAGGCCCATGAGGCGGAAATCAAGCGCCTCAAAATCGATACCGCCGTTGAGCTGGCTCTGTCTGCTGCCAAAGCGAAGAACGTAAAGGCCGTGAAGGCACTGCTCGACCTTGATAAGGCTGAGCTCGACGAAAACGGCGCCGTCAAGGGTCTGGCCGACCAGATTAAGAAGCTGGCCGAGGCACCCGATAGCGGCTTTATGTTCGACACTACGAAACCGAAGAATGACTTTAAGGGCTTCAAGCCCGGCGAGAGCGGAGACCCAGCACCTTCCGGCGATAAAAAGCCGGAGACTATGACCTACGACGAGCTCTGCACGTACCTCGCTGAAAATCCTGACGCAAAACTTTAATATGAAAGGACGATTTTACTATGGCAAACAGCAAGTTTGATTCTAAGAGCTTCAATGCTGAGGCGTTCAAGTACATGGTGGACCGCGTTCCTAACCTCAACCTGAACGAGCTCAAGAAGTCTCGTGCCCTTGCGGGCAACCCCGACATCCGCGGTGTGTTTACCGCCCAGAATGGTACCGCGTATGCTCGTCTGGCTATGCGCGGTTTGATTGACGGCGACGCCGTGAACTACGACGGCCAGACCGACATCACCGCAACCTCCACTAAGACCTTCGAGCAGGGTATCGTTGTCGTCGGCCGTGCGAAGGCTTGGACTGAGAGGGACTTCTCCTATGACATCACCGGCGGTGTTGACTTCATGGGCAACATCAGCCAGCAGGTGGCCGAGTATAAGGACCATCTGGACCAGAACACGATTCTCGCTATTCTCGCCGGCATTTTCGCCATGACCGATGCAAAGGGCAAAGAGTTCGTGTCTAAGCACACCCTCGACGTGACCGGTGTCGGTACCGGAGCAATGGCGGCTTCTACTCTGAACTCCGCAGCAAACAAGGCTTGCGGCGCGAACAAGAAGAAGTTTAAGCTCGTGTTCATGCACTCCGACGTCTCTACCGGTCTTGAGAATCTCAACCTGATTGAGCGTCTCAAGTACACTGACAAGGAAGGCATTACCCGCGACCTCGAGCTCGGCACGTGGAACGGCAAGCTCGTTGTTGTTGACGATGACATGCCTGCTACCGAAGGCTACTTCGATTCTGTTGAAGGTGCGGACGGCGCATTGAAGATTGTCGCTTCCGGTACGCCCGCGGCAGGTGAGATTCTCCTGTCTAAGGTTACCCCGTACTTCGGTGGCAAGACTCTGGCCGCTGGCGATTATGTTGTCGCTGGTACTCAGTACACGACTTACATTCTCGGCGAAGGCGCTATTTCCTATGAGGATATTGGCGCGAAGGTGCCGTATGAAATGAGCCGCGACCCGAAGACTCACGGCGGCGAGGACACTCTGTACACTCGTCAGCGCAAGGTCTTCGCTCCTTACGGTATCTCTTATGAGAAGGCTTCTCAGCCTTCTCTGTCTCCTACCGATACCGAGCTCAAGAACGGCGCAAACTGGGCGTTGGTGCATTCCGGTGAGACTACCGCGTCTCAGCGTTCCTACATCAACCACAAGGCCATTCCTATCGCGCGTATCTTCTCCAGAGGTTAAGGCCTATGGAGATACTCGCGGCAGTAACCGCCCGACTGTCAGCCCTCGGTTATACCGTGACCGAGGCCGACAGCGCGGCACTTGATTACAACATTAAGAAAGCCGAGACGACCCTAAAGGCGCGAACGAATCAGTTCGAAGTGCCTGAGGGCCTTTTCTATGTCTGGGCGGATATGGCTGCGGGCATGTTCCTCACAGACAAGAAGGCTTCCGGCGCTCTCTCTGAGGTCTACGACTTCAACGCGCCGGCTAAGAGCATTTCTGAGGGCGACACCTCTGTTACCTTTGCGATTGCAGATACCGGCTCCTTCGAGGACCAGTTTGACGCAATGCTCGCGAAGATGGTAAACCCCGACGCGGAGCTTATCGCAGCGTTTAGGAGGTTGGTATGGTGAAAAGCTATCAGGATGCTCTACGGAGGCTCTGGGACGGCCTCTGCGACGTTTATGTCCTCGAGACAGCGGTAAATAAGGCAAACGGCCGGGACGAGCCCACGGAGGTTCAGAAGCTCCACGGGGAGCCCTGCCGTTTGTCCTTCTCAAGTATTTCAAGCACGACCGAACAGGACAGCGCGCCGCTGATTCAGCAGTCGGTCAAGCTCTTTATCTCGAAGACTGTGGAAATCCCGGCAGGCTCTAAGATAGTCGTAATGCAGGAAGGCCGGACTACCGCCTATGCGAGGTCCGGTGAGCCTGCGGTCTATAGCTGTCATCAGGAGATACCGCTCGTCCCGTTCAAGGAGTACGCCTAATGCCCCGCTGGGGACACTGCGACTTCTCTCAGTTCAGGGAGTTCGCGAAAGGCTTTGAAAAGTTGAGCGACTCTGAGATAGACGACCTCTGCGTGGCTTGCAGCAAAGAGCTTGCCGCAAGACTTCTGGCTCTCGTTATTCCGGCTACCCCGGTCGGCAAATACCCGAAAGGCTCGGGTAAGAAAGGCGGTACTCTCCGCCGAGGCTGGGGTGCTAAGAACGGCAAAGCCGGGCGCGAGTATGCGCAGTCCCTGACCGTCACAAAGTCCGGGAACACGTATATGGTCGAAATCATAAATCCGGTCGAGTACGCCTCGTATGTCGAGTTCGGTCACCGTACCGTAAGCGGCGGTTGGGTCGAGGGCCGGTACATGCTGACTATCTCCGAGGAAAAGCTGAAACGAATTGCCCCGTCTGTGCTTGAGAAGATGGTGCTCCGAAAGCTGAAGGAGGTCTGCAATGGCGGAAGTTAGTACAAACATTATCTTAGACGGAATCACGCTGGCCCTGCGGTCCGCTTTTCCCGGCAGTCATATTGAATCAAACGCAGTAAAGCAGGGGCTTCGGCAGCCTGCTTTTATTGTGCTTTTGGTTAACGCCGAGGTCACGGACTACCCGGCGCAGCGCAAGAAACGTCTTCCTCGTTTCGATGTTCTCTACTTTCCGAAGTCCGGGCGGGAGGACTGCTACGGCGTGGCAGATACCCTCACCGAAGTGCTTGAAGTGATTGACCTGCCCGGCGGCGATAAGCTGCGTGGTACGGATATGAGTTTTCAGGTGACGGACGGAGTGCTTCACTTCCTCGTCTCCTATAACCACTTCACGTATAAGACGGCTGAGGAGTTCAAGATGGGAACTCTGAAAATTGAACAAGGAGGAAACTGATATGGCGAAAGCTACTGCGGCGGCAAAGCCCGCCGCTCCTACTCACTCCAAAGAGCAGCTTTTGAGGTCTCAGCGCTACGCTAAGCGCCGTGACCTTCTGGGCGCGCTTTTGGAAGACGGTAAGTGGTACACCCTCGAAGAGGTCGATACCGCTATCGAAAACTTTATGAAAGGCAAGGTGAAATAATATGGCCCTTGGCGGTGGAATCTGGGCAGTACAGAATAAGGTACTCCCCGGTACGTATATCAACTTTTCCAGCGTGGCTAAGGCGTCCGCTACTCTCTCCGACAGAGGTTACGCGGCTATGCCTCTTATGCTGGACTGGGGTCCCGACAGCACGGTCTTTACCGTGACGAGCGGCGACTTCCAGAAGAACAGCCTCAAGATTTTCGGTCATGCGTACACCGACGACGCTTTGCTGCCTCTGCGCGAGCTCTTCCAGTATACGCAGACCCTCTACGCCTATCGCCTGAACGGCGGAGGTGCTAAGGCTGCCTGCGCTTACTGCACGGCGAAGTATTCCGGCATTGCCGGCAACAAGCTCTATGTGGTTATCGCAGCGAACGCCGATAACGCGGACCTCTTTGACGTCAGCCTCTACTACGATACGACTCTCCTCGATACGCAGACCGTGGCCGCAGCTACTGCGCTCAAGGATAACGACTTCGTAACGTGGAAGACTACCGCGTCTCTCGCGGCGACTGCGAAGACCCCGCTCACCGGTGGTACGAACGGCACGGCAAACGCCGCAGCCCATCAGGCGGCACTCGATAAGTTTGAAAGCTACAGCTTCAATACTCTCGGCTGCCCGTCCGACGACTCGACCACTATCAAGCTGTATATCAACTACACAAAGCGTCTTCGTGACGAGGTCGGCGCGAAGTTCCAGACCGTTATCTTCAACCTCGATTCCAACGAGAAGCTCGCAGACTATGAGGGCGTTATCGAAATCGGCAGCAAGGCGACGGACTACGATTCCGGCATTTCCGGTCTCGGTCAGTATGGCCTCGTGTACTGGATGACCGGTGCGTCTGCGGGCTGCGCTGTGAACAAGTCCAACACGAACAAGAAGTATGATGGCGAGCTCACCGTCGACGTAGACAGAACGCAGGCCGAGCTCGAGGCGGCAATCAAGGCTGGTCGCTTGATGTTCCACAATGTCAACGGCGACGTTCGCATTCTCGAGGACATCGATTCCCTGATTACTGTCTCCGACACGAAGGGCGACGTCTTCAAGTCGAATCAGACTATCCGCGTCTGCGACCAGATTGCGAACGATACGGCAGTCCTCTTCAACACGCGCTACCTCGGCACCGTGCCGAACGATGCGGCGGGCAGAATCGCTCTTTGGAACGATATTTGCAAGCTCCATCAGGACCTCGAGTCTATTCGCGCTATCGAGGACTTCAACCCCGACAGCGTAACCGTGGAGCAGGGCGACACGAAGAAGGCCGTCCTTTGCACCGTGAAGGACCTGAACGTCGTGAACGCTATGGCTCAGCTCTATATGAGCGTTATCATCATGTAAGGAGGTTTGAATTATGGCTCAGCCTATTATGAACGCGCTTGACGCGATTGCGGGCTCTCAGGCTTCCGCATATATCACACTGGCCGACGGCAATAGATACTGCTTCATGCAGCTCTATTCCTTCGAGTCCAAAATGGACATCTCCGTAGCGGAGGTGCCTATCCTCGGCAAGTCCGGCAAGGGCAATAAGCCGACCGGCTGGTCCGGTACGTGGAGCGGCACCGCCCACTATAACCAGTCCGTTTTCCGCAAAATGCTCCTCGAGTATAAGCGTACCGGCTTTATGCCTACGTTCGATATTCAGGTCGCGAACGAAGACCCGACCGCTTCTGTCGGCCGCCAGACTATCATCTTGAAGAACTGCCTCACTAAGGGCGGTATTCTGGCGAAGTTTGACGCCGACGCCGAGACTCTCGACGAGGAACTCGAGGGCACCTTCGACGACTGGGAAATGCCCGAGACCTTTAGCTTGCTGAACGGCATGCAGTAAACCGACATAAAACAGGAGGTATTTTATTATGGCTAAGAATCTGACTGCGTTCCTTGCTCAGAACGCAAAGAAAATCGACAACGTTACCTTTATCGCTTCTGACCGCTTCGTTGACCCCGATACCGGCGAGGCTATGCCGTGGGAAATCTGCTGCATTACCGCAGCGGAGAATGCGGGCCTGAGAAAGGCCTGCATGCGCACCGTTCCGGTACCCGGCCGCAAGGGTCAGTTTACGCAGGACTTCGACGCGAACGCCTACCTCGCAAAGGTGGCCGTTCGCTGCACGGTGTTCCCGAATCTGAACGACGCCGAACTCCAGCAGAGCTATGGCGTTATGGGTGCGGAGCAGCTTATCACCACTATGCTGACTCCCGCCGAGTTCGAGGACTACTCCACTAAGGTCCTGCAGGTCAACGGCTTCCAGTCCGGCGACGAAATGGTGGAAGAAGCAAAAAACTAATACTCGGAGACGACCCGGAGGCGAACTACGTCTATTACTGTCTCCACAAGTTCAAGTGGCCGCCGAATGTCTTCCTTGACATGGACCCTTATACGCAGGCGTTCATTATCGCTGCTATCGATATAAAGGTCGAGCAGGAGAAGAAAGAAGCCGCCAAAGCAAAACACGGGAAAAAGCACTGAGGTAAAGCCGGGTCAAGCCTCGGTGCCTACTCCCGGAAAGGAGGAGGCCTATGGCCCTTATCAAGTCGCAGCTCGTACTTACGGACGGCATGACCGGCCCGCTCAAGAGTATCAATAAGGCGATGAATATCGTGCTTAATAGCTTTGAGGCTATGCAGGACGCGTCCGGACGGGCTATCGACACTGCCTCCATTCAAGAGGCCCGCGAAGAGCTCGCGAGAGCGAGCGCCGCGCTGGACCAGTTGGAAGACCACACGAATAAATCGACCGACGCCTTCAGCCGCCTTGCGAAAGCTATCGGGCTTGTGATGATTGCCCGCAAGGCGCTTGATACTATCAAGACCGGAATTGACTATGCCTCCGACCTTGCCGAAGTCCAGAACGTCGTCGACGTTACTTTCGGAAGCGCTACGGAGGCTATCAACTCGTGGTCGAAAGAATGTCTTGCTGCCTACGGTATGAACGAAGTAAGCGCAAAGCGGTACGCCGGCACTATCGGCGCCATGCTCAAGTCTTCCGGTCTTGCAGGTGACGCCATCGTAGATATGTCGAAAGATATGGTCGGCCTCGCCGGCGACATGGCGTCGTTCTACAACCTTGACCTTGAGACCGCCTTCGAGAAAATCCGTTCCGGTATCTCCGGCGAGACAGAGCCCTTGAAGCAACTCGGCATTAACATGTCGGTCGCTAACCTTGAGGCTTACGCACTCTCGCAGGGTATCACGACGGCCTACAACGAAATGTCTCAGGCCGAGCAGGTCATGCTCCGGTACAATTACCTTATGAGCACGACCGCCGATGCACAAGGCGACTTTGCCCGCACGCAGGACAGCTATGCCAACCAGACCCGGCTTCTCTCCGAGAGCTGGCTCGAGTTTACCGGCGTTATGGCTGAGCAGCTTCTGCCGGTCCTTACGACCATCGTCTCGTGGCTGAATAATATCGTCGCCTTCCTCACAGAGAATGCAGATATGGTCAGCGCGGTACTCGTGGGGCTGGCTACTACGGTCGGCATTCTCGCCGTTGCATGGGTCGTCCACGCTGCTGCCCAGTGGCTGGCGGTAGCGGCAAATCAGGCCCTTATTGTTTCGCTCCTCTCGAATCCGATTCTCTGGATTGCCATTATCATCGGCGTACTTGTTGCGGCGATGTATCGGTGGATTCAATCTATCGGCGGCGTTAAAAATGCGTGGGAGATTTGCAAGCTCGCACTTATCGTGGGCTGGAACGCGGTCAAGTTCGCATTCTTTACCGGCGTCTACTGGGTCATTGACCTCGTAGACAAGCTCAAGCTCTGCTGGCAGAAAGCCGGCGTCGCAATCGCGAACTTCATGGGGGACATGAAGGTCTCTGTACTGACGATTCTCCAAAACATGATTAACGGCGCTATCGATATTATCAATAAGTTCATCGGGGTGCTGAATAAAATCCCCGGCGTGAGTATCGACGCCATTGAGCATGTGACCTTTGCAACGACTGCGGCCGCAGAAAACGAGGCTGCAAAGTCCGCTCGTGCGGCAGACCTTGCTGCGTATGAGAGCAAGCTCGCCAGTGCAAAGGCCGGAAGAGACGCGCATATCGACTCTCTGAAAGCCGAGCTCAATTCTTCTGTCGACGCTTTGCAGGCTGCTTACGCTCAGGCAAAGGCTGACGCCGCAGCGGACAGTTCCGCAGAGCAGACCGCTCTCGACGGTATCGGCGCAGACACCGCCGGCATTAACGACAGCGCGGGAAGCGCGGCCGCGTCCTTGAAGGAAACGACCGAGGACCTGAAGTATATGAGAGACCTTGCGGAGCAGGAAGCAATCAACCGCTTCACGACCGCTGAGGTCAAAATCGATATGACCGGCATGACTAACCGCATTGACTCCGATATGGACCTTGACGGCGTGCTGAATACTCTGACCGAGGGCTTCGCGGAAGCGCTCGAGGTTGCTGCTGAGGGGGTGCATGAATAATGTATAGCTTTTACTTCGGGAGTCTGCTTCTACCGGTTACGCCGCAGAAGCTGACGACCAAAATCAAGGGGAACAACAAAACGCTTACCCTTGTCAATGAGGGCGATATAAACTTTCTGCGCTCTCCCGGCTTGACCGAAATTAGCTTTGACGTTGTTCTCCCTATGCTGGGGCAGTACTCTTTTGCGGACTCCTTTCGCAAGCCTGACTACTACCTCAGCGTTTTCGAGAACTACATGACAAGCAAGACTCCGTTCCGCTTCATCGTGAGCCGTGTGTCGCCCTCTGGGAGACTTCTGTTCGACACGAATATGAAAGTAAGCCTTGAGAGCTACAACATCACAGAGGACGCCACAAAAGGCCCTGACGTGACCGTTTCGGTAACGCTCAAGCAGTATATCGACTATGCGACGAAGACCGTCACGGTTACGAAACCAGCGGCAGCTGCACGCAAGCCGACTATTAAGGAGGAGAAGAAGCGCGAGACTTCGAGCAAGCCTAAGACGAAATCCTATACCGTAAAGAAGGGCGATTGTCTCTGGAACATTGCGAAGAAGTATTACGGCAACGGAGCGCAGTACACAAAAATCTATAATGCGAATAAGGGCAAGATAAAGAATCCTAACCTTATTTACCCGGGGCAGGTGTTGACGATTCCATGAGTAAAGTAGATTTAATCATTCAGAGCGGCAGCACGATTCTCTACCCCATCGTTGAGGAAGGTATCAGCCTTTCGTGGGACCGCAAAGGCTCTCCCGGAAAGCTCAAGTTTTCCGTGGTAAAGGATTCCGTCTTGTCTTTTCAGGAAGGAGACGCCGTAAAGCTGTCCGTCGATGGGACGGACATGTTTTACGGCTTTGTCTTTACAAAGAGCCGCTCAGGCCGCACGCCGAACGTTATCGAGGTTACCGCCTACGACCAGCTCCGCTACTTCAAGAATAAGGACACCTATGTCTACTCGAACAAGAAAGCGAGCGACGTTATCAAGATGATAGCCGAGGACTTCGGCCTCAGCGTGGGAGCGCTTGAGGACACGGGGTACATTATCGGCTCGAGGACCGAGGACAACACTACGCTCTTTGACATTGCCCAGAATGCGCTTGACGAGACGCTCCGGGCGAAAACTAAGCTCTATGTGCTCTACGATAAAGTCGGCAAGCTGACGCTGCAGGACATTGAGAGCATGAAGCTGAATCTGCTTATTGACGCCGACACTATCGGCGAGTACTCCTATTCGAGCACCATCGACAAGCAGACCTACAACCAAATCAAGATTACTTTTGAGAACAAGGATTCGGGCAAGCGCGAAATCTTCATTGCGAAGGATAGCTCGAATATCAACAAGTGGGGCCTTCTGCAATATACCGATACCGTCGAGCTCTCTGCAAGCGGCGCGGCAAAGGCAGAGGCTCTCCTAAAGCTCTACAACACAAAAACCCGCTCGCTCTCTATCTCCGACGCGCTCGGCGATACGAGAGTCCGGGCGGGCTCGTCCGTTATTGTTAAGCTGGGGCTCGGAGACATCAACGTCCAGAGCTACCTACTGGTCGAATCGGTGACGCACAAGTTCAAACAAGAGCAACACCTGATGGACCTGAAATTGCGAGGTGGTACATTTGTCACTTGATATGAACGGCTTTTTAGAAAACGTAAAGCGCGCTGCGCTCGAGGCGGTCAACGCCGCTAAGCCCTTCGCCTTCGTTCTCGGCAAGGTGACGAGCGTATCGCCGCTCAAGGTGCAGGTCGACCAGAAGCTCGAGCTCACCGCAGCGCAGCTTATCCTGACGAACGCGGTCCGGGACTATACCGTTTATATGACGGTAGACCATCAGACCGAAAACACCGCGGGCGGAAGCGGAGACGCTTCATTTGCGAGCCACAAGCATGCCTATAAGGGCAAGAAGGCCTTCAAGGTCCACCTCGGACTGAAAGCCGGTGAGCAAGTGCTGCTTCTCCGTACCGACGGCGGGCAGAAGTTTATTATCATAGACAGAGTGGAGGCGCCTACATGATACCGAAAGTAGACAATGACCTCCTGACGCTTGAGGTCGAGACTCAACCGAGTCTTACTTACGCTCTGGATATTGAGCATGGGCGCATTCGCGGCATGGTAGACGAGCTCGAGTCGCTGAGGCAGGCTATTTACTTGATTCTCAGCACGGAGCGATACGCCTATCTCATTTACTCGTGGAACTACGGCGTTGAGCTCGTCGAGCTTATCGGCCAGCCGAAAGAGTATGCGCTTCCAGAGATTAAGCGTTGCATTACAGAGGCCCTACTGCAGGACGACCGAATCACCGCAGTAGACGGCTTCGAGTTTGAGACCGGAAAAAAGACCGTGCACGTCACCTTTACCGTGCATAGCATTTTCGGCGATTTGGAGGTGGAAACCGATGTATGAGGATAAAACCTATGAGGCGATTCTTCAAGAGAAGCTCGCCCGCGTAGCGTCAAGCCTTGATAAGCGCGAGGGCTCGATTATTTTCGACGCGCTTGCGCCGAACTCCCTTGAGAGCGCCATGATTTATGTGGCTCTCGATACCGTACTTAACGAGACCTTTGCTGACACTGCGAGCAGAGACTACCTTATCATGCGCTGCGCTGAGCGCGGTATCACGCCTCTGCCGGCGACCTGCGCCGTGGGTATCGGTGAGTTCAGTATGGATATTCCTGTCGGCACGCGCTTCTCCTGCGATAAATACAACTGGGCCGTGACCGAGAAAATCGAGTCTCTCAAGTATTACCTTACCTGCGAGACCGCCGGCGCGGACCCGAACGGCTACACCGGTCAGCTTATCCCCATCGAGTATATCGAGGGACTCGCGACCGCGGAGCTGACGAGTATCGTTATTAACGGTGAAGACGAAGAAGCGACCGAGACCCTGAGACTGCGCTACCTCAACAGCTTTGAGAATCAGTCCTACGGCTTCAATCGCGGGCAGTATATCGAAGTTACCGAGGCTCTGCCCGGCGTCGGCGGGTGCAAGCCCTACCGTGCGTGGAAAGGCCCCGGAACAGTCAAGCTCGTTATCACGGGAAGTGACTACCAGCCGCCTTCCGATACCCTTATCAATACTGTGCAGACGGCCATCGACCCGACGCAGAACAGCGGCGATGGTATCGGCCTTGCCCCTATCGACCATGAGGTTACAGTCGTCGGCGCGGCAGGTACTACGGTCAATATCTCTACGACCCTGACTTTTGCCTCGGGCTGGAACTTGACTGAGTGCCTCCCGTACATTCAGAGCGCTCTTGACGCCTACTATCTCGAGCTCAACTCGACGTGGAGTAAAGAGGCGGGGCTGATTGTCCGTGTATCGCAAATCGAGTCGAGACTTCTCGCGCTTGCCGGTATCGTTGATATTTCCGGCACGACCCTGAACGGTCAGGTGGGAAATCTCACACTCGATAAGGACGCGGTCGCCGTAAGGGGGTCGTTCACAAATGCGTAACTTCAACAACATCAGGACCATCGACCTTAAAGAGTATCTTCCTGACGTGCTGAAAGACGTACAGGAAATGCGGGCAATCATGGAAGCTGAGACCCCGGAGGTACAAGCCATCTGGGATGCCTGCGAGGACTGCATGAACGACCAGTTTATCTCCGAGGCTACCGAGAACGGTGTAGCCCGCCGGGAGAAAATGCTGGGTATCACGCCCTTCGCGACCGATACTCTTGACGACCGCAAGCTCCGGCTGCTCAGCCGGTACAACGAAAATATTCCCTACACAAGGAAAAGCCTCGCCGCTCTGCTTGAGTCTCTCTGCGGGGTGGGAGGCTATGTTTTGACTATCACGACGGCGACCTTTACCGTCAATGTGAAAGTCGCGCTCGGCGTCAAGAAGCAGGAGACGATTATCTCTGAGACGCTTGAGCGCATTCTGCCGTACAACATGGTCTTTACGGTAGAGCTTCTTTATAACACGTGGGCTAAGGTCAAGCCCTATAAATGGAGCGAGGTCAAGCCGCTCACGTGGAAAGATTTGAAGGAGGAGGTACTTACTTAATGGCTACCTACACAGACAACTACAAACTGAAAAAGCCGGCGCCGGAAGACTTCGCGGACATTGCAGACCTCAATGAGAACGCGGATAAAATCGACGCCGCACTCAAGGACAAGGCAGACCTCGACGAGTCCGGCAAGCTGAAAGAGAGCCAGCTTCCGAGCCTGTCCTATATCCCGGATTCACAGAAAGGCGCAGCGGGCGGCGTCGCAAGCCTCGGCGCTGACGGCAAGGTCCCTTCGGGGCAGCTTCCCGCTATGGACTACATCCCTTCTTCTCAAAAGGGCGCAGCGGGAGGCGTTGCGAGTCTGGGTGCTGACGGCAAGGTCCCTTCGGGGCAGCTTCCTTCGCTCGACTATATTCCTACTTCGCAGAAGGCCGCAGCGAATGGCGTTGCGTCCCTTGATGCGAATAAGAAGGTCCCGATTGCACAGATTCCTTCACTCGATTACATTCCTACCTCTCAGAAAGGCACGGCAGGCGGTGTAGCTACTCTGGGAAACGACGGCAAGATTCCTGACTCTCAGCTCGGTACGGTCGGCGTGCCGCCTCAGATTATTGCCACAATTCCGAGCGGCAGTTCCGTTACCTGCAAATGCGGCTCTAAGACCTTAACCGCTACGAGTACAGGTACCGTGACCTTCAATCTGACGGGGTACGGTACGTGGGTTGTAACAGCTACAAAGGACGGGCAGACCGCGACTAAGAGCGTTATCGTGGATGATGTGAAGCAGTACAAAATCTCGCTCTCCTACTTCTCGGCGACGCTGAAAGTAACTTCGGACCCCGGCGCTGTCGTTACCGCCACGAACGGTACGAAGACCTTTTCCGGTACGGTGCCTACGAGTGGTGTGCTCTCTCTGACGATTACCGCGTCCGGTACCTATACCGTTACCGCTGCGAAGAGCGGGGAGACAACCGACCCCGTGAGCGTGGCAATCACGACCTCCGGACAGACCTACTCCGTTGAGTGCTTGTTCTTCAACAGTGTGCTCTCTAAGAACACATGGGCGCAGATTGCTAAGGCCTCTGCTGCAGGCAAGGCTTCTCAGCTTTGGTCTGTCGGCGATACGAAGGACATCACGGTCGGAAGCGAGACCCTGACGCTCGTAATTATGGGCTTCAATCATGACGACCTCGCAAGCGGCGGCAAAGCCGGCATTACCTTCGGCATGAAAAACCTTATGGCAACTACACGCCGAATGAATGCCTCGAATACAAATAGCGGTGGCTTTACCGGCTCTGAAATGTACTCGTGGCTGCAAAACACGCTTTTGCCGACCCTGCCGTCCGACCTGCGAGCAGTACTTAAGAGCGTCAACAAGAAGACCTCCGCAGGCAGTCAGAGCTCGACTATCAACACAAACTCGATGAAGCTCTTCCTCTTCTCCGAGATTGAGATTTTCGGCTCGACTACCTACTCGAAAGCTGGTGAGGGCTCGCAGTACAGCTACTTCGCAACTGCAGCGAACAGAATCAAGTACCTCTCCAACGGCTCCGGGTCTGCGAGCTGGTGGTGGGAGCGTTCTCCTTATGGGGGCAGCTCCAACCTCTTCTGCGGTGTGAACAGCAACGGCGCCGCGGACTATGTCAGCGCCTACTACGCCAACGGCGTTTGCTTCGGCTTCTGTGTTTAATCTACTATCTTTAGTCAATCCGGGGCCCTTGTGGCCCCGGTAGGAGGTAAAAGCTAACTATGTCAGTTTATAAAGCACTGCGAGGAGACAGCTCGGTCCAGTTCGTAGAGACTGCGCGCAAGCTCGCCGTGCATACAAGAAAATGCTGCCTGAAAATGCCGAAGAGGTACACCTTTTACGGCGCTCAGGAGCTAAGCGCTCTCGCCGATACCGTCTACAATGAGGTCAAAATGGCGAACAGCGTTTTTCCCGGAAATCAGCATGAGGCGCAGCTTCGGCGGGACCACCTTATCGAGGCAAACGCCACGCTTCAGGCGCTTATTGGCCAGCTCGGAATTATGGCAGACCTTCTCAAGCAAAATCCTGAAAAGCTGCGCTGGCTCGATAATTCTCTCGAGGAGTGGGCTTCCCTCATCAGTGAGGAAGCTAAGCTAATTTCCGGCGTAAAGAAATCGGATAAGGAACGATTTAAGAATCTGCCCTAACCGATATATGGGTCCTGTCATGATACTGTTGTCTTGTCCTGCGAACTGGTGGTGGGAGCGTTCTCCTTATGGGAGCAACTCCAACAACTTCTGCAATGTGAACAGCAACGGCAACGCGAACAATAACAACGCCAACAACACCAACGGCGTTTGCTTCGGATTCCATAAGGAATCAGGTCCGACGTAGTAAGCGGGAAACTGCTGAAATCAGTACCTTTATGGAAGGATGACTCGTACCCTGCCTTTTGGCTAAAACACTCCTTTGATGTAGTCGCTCGGACGCTGCTTGCATGGCACAGTTTACGCGGACCGTGTTTCATGGGCGGTACTACTATGCAGTTACTTTTACGCGTGCAACACTGTACAAAGGGGACAATTTTTAATGACAAGCGAAGAAAGACACGAGGCTCGCTATCAGAGGCGAGTCAAGAAACGGCAAGAAAGACGCCTTGCTCTCAGCAAGTCCTGCGGAGATTTTGAGGACGTCTTTTCTTATGAAAATCTATATCAATCCGGGCATATCTGCTGCCGCGGCGTTAGCTGGAAAAGCTCCACGCAGACTTACCGCTTCAATCTCGTAACGAATACGGCCGCAACTCGCCGCGCGCTTCTTGACGGAACGTATAAGAGCCGAGGCTTTATTGAGTTCGACCTCTACGACCGAGGAAAAATGCGGCACATCAGGAGCATTCATATCAGCGAGCGCGTCGTGCAGAGAACACTCTGCGACAAGGTCATCAACCCGACCTTAAAACCGTCATTCATCTATGACAACGGCGCAAGTACCGAGAACAAAGGAATCGACTTCGCTCTCAACCGCCTTTCCTGTCACCTGCAAAGACATTATAGGAAGTACGGGCGGGAGGGCTATGTTCTTCTCTTTGACTTTTCCAACTACTTCGCCAACGCACAGCATTGGCCTGTCAGCCGTGAGCTGGCAAAGCGCGTGCATGATGTGAGAATCAGGGCTCTCGCGAACGAGTGCCTCGATAACTTCGGTCCCATCGGTTACGGGCTCGGAAGTCAAATCTCGCAGACTGCCGCGCTTATGCTGCCGAACAAGCTCGACCACTTCATCAAAGAGAAGCTCAGCATTAAAGGCTACGCCAGATATATGGACGATGGCTATCTGATTCACCCGAGCAAGGAATACCTCAAAGAGTGTCTTACTCGCATGAAAGAGGTCTGCGATTCGCTCGGCATTATTCTTAATACGAAGAAGACAAAAATCAAGAAGCTCAGCGAGGGCTTCAAGTTCCTGCAAATCCGCTTCAAGCTGACGGAGACCGGGAAGGTCCTTCGCAAAATGAGCTTTGAGAGTATCAAGAAAATCCGGCGCAAACTCAAGAAGTTCAAACGCTGGAATATCGAGGGCAGAGTCGTAAAAATCGCCGGCAAGTTCGTCCGGCGCATATTTCCGCTCTCGGATATTTGCAGCGCCTATGAGAGCTGGCGCGGACACATGAAGCGAGGAAACAGCTTCCACGCCGTCGAGCGCATGGACCTATATTTTAAGAAACTGTTCGGATTCCACCCGAATAATAAAATCGAATGGAGGAAAGCGCTATGTACTTAATCACAAACTCGGCAAATCTCATTGTCGAAATCTGCGAGCACCCCTGTTATGTTCGCAAGCAGGCGAACGGCGTTGTTGTTCTCAGTGAACAGGACAAAGCCGACGCAATTTACTCGAACGACTCCAACACCTTTTGGCCTACTCAGCAGGTCGGGTATCTCTGCGACCGGCACACCCTCGTTGAGGTCGAGAAAGTTCCCGCAGAAGTTGTCGCCGGCTTCTACTTCTACCATGCCGGGGAGTTCTACACGACTGAGGCGAATCTGACCGCCCTCGCAAAAGCGCGGGCCCCGGAGCTTGCGAGTCTTGTTTTCGTGAAAATGGCAGAGACAGAACAGCTCGACGACGCGACTCTCACAGAACACGCCGAGCAGTTTTCAGAATGGGCATACCCGGTAGCTTATGCGGTCAAGGCGATTTGCTCTTACAAAGGAAAACTGTACCGCTGCGTACAAGCGCACAGCTCGCAAGCAGATTGGACGCCGCCGGCTACTGCAAGCCTATGGAAGGAAATCGGAGACCCTACGGTCGAGTACCCCGAATGGTCTCAGCCCCTCGGCGCGCATGACGCCTACGCGCTCGGCGACAAGGTGGCGCATAACGGCAAGCACTGGGTAAGCACTGCTGCAAATAACGTTTGGGAGCCGGGGGTCTACGGCTGGGAGGAGGTTACTGAATGACGGTTTATCAATGGCTCTGCCTTCTGGGCGTGCCTGCGCTCATTGCGGCCATCTTCAAATACCTGCACTCCCTCGTCAAGAAGAACGCTCTGGACACGGCAGCAGTAAAGGCGGGACTGCAAGCCCTGCTCAGGTCGCAGATGATTAGCGACTACAACAAATGGGAGGAACGCGGCTTTGCTCCTATCTATGCCCGAGAGAACTTTGAAAACTGCTGGAAGCAGTACCACTCTCTCGGCGTAAACGGCGTTATGGACGACCTCCATAACAAGGTCTTGGAGCTGCCGGTATCGCCGCCCGATGAGAGCTAAGAAACGAGAGTTTTCCAAAATCATAATCGCCATCGTCGGGACCGCTACGGGTATCGTAACGGTCTTTACTTTGGCCGTTGTTTGGAAAACCGGCGACACCTCGCCGCTTGCATACCTTATCCCCGCCATCTTTGCCGAGCTCGCTACCGCGACCGGCTTCTACTACAGTAAGGCGAAAGCCGAAAACCGAATCAAGCTCCGTAAGAAGTACGGGCCTGATATATACAATGATTCAAAGGAGGACTAAAAACATGTTAGAAAGCGTACTGCAAAACCTTATCAACATCGGCTGGGCCATGCTTATCTTCCTCGCCGCGTACCTTGCGAATGTCGCCTTTTCGCTCTGGTACAACATCAAGATTCTGCATGAGGCCTTTGACAAGGACAAGCTCATTGCGAGTGGCCTTAAGATTCTGACTTTCGTGGTCGGGCTGACGCTGCTCTGCACCGCAATCACGACTCTGCCCCTGTTCGCAAATCAAGTCGGCTGGGCGATTCCCGAGGAGTATTCTGACCTCTTCGCTGACCTTATTATCATCGGCGCCGTGCTGCTCGTGGCCTGCAAGTACATCAAGGAGGCCTTTACTAAGTTCGTGGCAATCCTGAACGCTAAGACAGAAGGAGGTATTGAGAATGAGTAACAGCCCGCTCGTAAACTATACGAAAATCTCGCCAAATAAATCAAGCCCCCGCAACCACAAAATCGATACCGTAACTATCCATTGCGTAGTCGGTCAATGCTCGGTCGAGACTCTCGGCAATGTGTTTGCGCCTACCTCCCGGCAGGCGTCCAGCAACTACGGTATCGGGTATGACGGCCGTATCGGTATGTATGTCGAGGAGAAAGACCGCTCGTGGTGCTCCTCGAACGCAGCGAACGACAACCGCGCAATTACGATTGAGGTCGCCAGCGACACCAAAGAGCCTTACGCCGTTACGGATAAGGCCTACGCCGCGCTTATCGACCTGCTCGTCGATATTTGCAAGCGCAATGGTATCAAGGAACTCAAGTGGAAGGCCGACAAGTCTCTTATCGGTCAGCCGGACAAGCAGAACATGACCGTGCACCGTTGGTTTGCGAATAAGAGCTGCCCCGGTACATACCTCTACGAACGGCACGCCCAGATTGCCTCTGAGGTCAACAAACGCCTTGGGAGTACAAATATCAAGCCTGCGCCTGAAAAGCCGTCTGGGGGCTTGTATCGCGTCCAGACGGGCGCTTTTAAGTCTAAGACAAATGCAGACGCCATGCTGGCTAAGGTCAAGGCGAAAGGCTTCGACACCTATATGGTGAAGGTCGGAGACCTCTACAAGATTCAGGTCGGGACCTTCAAGGTCAAGGCGAACGCGGAGGCTATGATGAAGAAGCTGCAAGCCGCGGGCTTTTCGGCCTTCATCACTACTGAGGAGGGCGCGGGCAAGTCGGTTGACGAGCTCGCTCGGGAGGTCCTGCAAGGCAAGTGGGGCAACGGCGCGGAGCGTAAAAAGCGGCTTGAGGCCGCTGGGTATGACTACGCCGCCGTACAGAAAAAAGTAAATCAGCTCGCCTAAGAGATAAGGCCGGAGTCGTTCCTTCATGGGACGGCTCCGGCCTTTTACTATTTGCGGTAGAAATGCAACAGAAAGTTCGCAGAATCCCGGCAGTTTTGCGCGCTCCCTTTTCTTACCAAACACGGTAAAATAATAATTGTCAAGGGGAAATCCTTGACAAAGAAAAGAGCCCCCGTTGCTGGAACAACGAGAGCTCAGAAAGGAGGTCAATCATGGACGGCTACCACACCGACTACGGATTCATGGGCTTGGTAAACGGAGAGTATATGCTCTTCGCGACCGACACCGAGTACCTTGAATACGTAACTGACGACTAACCTCGTCCGCTCGAGAGCTTGGCCGGTCGCAAGACCGGCTGAGCTTAAGAGTGTTCATATATTATATCGCGTTCAGGCGAGAAAGTAAACCCTAAGGAGGTAACGATTCTATGAATTTCCAACGCGCTTGTTACAGCTACTCCGCTCTGCAGCGGTGCGCTGACGCCGTAAAGGCCACAAACTGGACCGTTCGCCGGTCGGCAGAGCATTTTAGTAAATGCTTTGAGGTAAAGAAGGTATTCGAGCTTTGCTATGACGAGACGCACTGCATGCTCTTCGACCCGGACTTTTCCCCGTGGCATGATTACCTTAAAGCAGTTGACCGCAAATACACGAAGAAGGAGCTCGACATGAAGCTGCGTATGTGCCACCGCTTCCTTGCGAATGAGCTCAACGCGATTCTGGCTGCTATGAGAGCCGGCGAGGTCGACGCGATTGACTGAAAGCGGTAAAACCGCAACGGAAAGTTCGCAAAATCCCGGCAGTTTTGCGCGCTCCCGAAATCAGTAAAACGCGGCATAATAAATAATGTCAAGAGGATAAAACAGAATGCGGACAGCGCCGCCCAGCCCACGAGCTTCAAGCGGTAAGCGCGCTGCGAAAGGTAACCTCTTGACATTAAAAAAAGGAGGCAACAACATGAAAGTTTACATCGTTCAAGTGATTCCCGAAGCAAGCCTCGGGAAAGTCAGTCAGGAGGGCTACTCGACCTTAGAAAAGGCGCAGGCTTTTGTCGAGAGCCGCTCCGACCATCCACAGCAAATCTCGCCGTACTTTTACCGCACGGCAGACTTCACCGACTACCTTATTTACGAGGTCAATATCGTCTGAGAAAGATTCGCCCGCAAGGGCGTTTCTTTCGGACCGAATGCTTTAATGCACTACTTTGTTAAAGGAGGTAAATCAATGGCAAAAAGAGTCGGAAAGACCGACGACCAACCTTTTGTAAAGCTCTTCCGAGAGCTTACATACCGCTGGACTCCGTGGGAGGTCTGGCAGGACTTCGTTACGATGTACGCTTGCGCTATCTCGAACGCAGTCGACAAGTCTCACTTTGAAAAGCGTGAAGAGCTCTACCTCAAGCGGATTCAGAAGTACAACAAGAAGGAGCAAGAGATTTTTCCTCAGCTCGCTGCGGAAGTGGTCCTTGCTCTCGAGAAGAATCCGGAGCAGGACTTCCTCGGAAGTATCTTCATGGCGCTTAACCTCGGCAATGACTCCGGCGGGCAGTTCTTTACGCCCTACGATGTTTGCCGAATGATGGCAGAAATGACTTGCGACAACGTGCTGCCGACTATCGAGGCGAAAGGCTATATTTCAATTAACGACTGCGCTTGCGGTGCCGGCGCTACTTTGATTGCCGGTGTTCACGCCGCAGCTAAGCGGATAAGCAAGGCGGGTCTGAACTGGCAGAATCATATTCTCGTGACCGCACAGGACGTTGACTACACCGTAGCCTATATGTGTTATATCCAGCTTTCGCTTCTCGGCGTCGCTGGTTATATCAAAGTAGGCAACTCGCTTACCGAGCCTATGTGCTCGGACGACTCATTGGAGAACTACTGGTTTACACCGATGTACTGCTCCGATGTGTGGACTATCAGAAGGCTTCTCAAGGGCGGAACGCTCTTATAAGCAAATATATTTTTCAGGAGGTTTTTATTATGGCAACTATCACAACGAAAGAGACCCGCGCCTTCAACTGGGCAAATCCGGGGACGCTCAAGGTCGGCGATGAAATCGTCGAGACTCTTAAGGACGGCCGTGAGGTCGTGTTCGTCGTCATGGACGACGGCGTTATCGGGCTGAAGAATCTGCTCGGCTATCACCGCATGAATAAGGACTGGACCAACGAAGGAGGCTGGCTTGCCTGCGATATGCGTCGCTACCTCAACGAGGAAGTTATCGCGCTGCTCCCTGATGAGCTTGTCGCGGCTATCAAGCCTCGTAAGTTCGGCGAAGAGGAGGACAAGCTCTGGCTCTTCTCCGAGATGGAGGTCTTCGGCGAGCATGACTGGACCGAGAATGACCCTGACCGTGGCTTCCAGTTCGAGTACTTCAAGGACCGCCGCAACCGTATCAAGGTCGACGAGGACGGAAATGCGAACTGGTGGTGGGAGCGTTCTCCTTATGGGGGCATCTCCAACTCCTTCTGCAATGTGTACAGCCACGGCAGCGCGAGCGCTAACATCGCCAACAGCACCTTCGGCGTTTGCTTCGGCTTCTATATCTAATCATCAATCTATGAATCCGCGGGGCCTTGTGCCCCGCGGTGAAAGGAGAACGACACTTTGGGACTTAAAGACTTGCGAGAGGCGAAAAACCTCTCTCGCGCTGAGCTGGCAAAGCTCAGCGGAATCCGCTACCAGAAAATCCGTGATATTGAGGTCGGCATTATCAAGCCTGAAAATATCACGCTCAAAACGGCTCTCAAGCTGGCCGCAGCTCTCGACTGCCAGCCTGAGGACCTGACGAAACCGGATAAGGAGGAAGAATAATGGCTCGCTATTTTAAGGTTACTGAAATCGACCGAGATAGCTTTATCGAGGCGGTCGGTGAAGATTTAGACCGCGCTCAGTTGGTTGCCGCATGTGACGGCATTGGCTATGCTGCGGTAGATGATACCGAAGAAGATGAAATCGCCATTCCTCTTGATGTTTTTGAGGAGGAAAGTGAATGATTATTGACGGAAAAGCTATCGCTGCTCAGGTGAAGGCTTCTTTACAAGGCTCTGACGCAAAGCTCGCCGTTATTATGGTCGGCGACGACCCTGCTTCCTCGGTCTATGTCCGCAACAAGGAACGCGCTTGCGCCGAGGTCGGCATTCAGTCCTGCTCTCGCAGGCTGCCGGCTACGGCGTCGACCGAGGAGGTCATTGCGTCTATCGCAGAGCTCAGCGCGTGGGCGGACGGTATTCTCGTTCAGCTTCCTCTCCCGGAACACATTGACGAGAAAAAGGTACTCAGCGCAATACCGCCGGAGAAAGATGTGGATTGCTTCCACCCTTATAATATCGGAAAGCTCTTGACCGGAGAGGCTGGTCTCAAGCCCTGCACTCCGACCGGAATCCTCCATTTGCTGGGAGACGTAAGCGGGAAGCACTGCGTTATTGTCGGTCGAAGTAACATTGTCGGAAAGCCGCTCGCCCTTATGCTTCTGCATGCAAACGCCACCGTTACCGTATGCCACTCTAAGACGAGAGACCTTGCGAGCTATACTCGTCAGGCTGACGTACTTATCTCGGCAGTCGGTAAGCCATGCTTTATTACTGCTGATATGGTTAAGGCTGGGGCGGCCGTTATCGACGTTGGAATCAACCGCGACGAAAACGGAAAGCTCTGCGGGGACGTCGCTTTTGAGGAAGTCGTAGCAAAGGCATCTGCGATTACTTCGGTGCCCGGTGGAGTGGGCCCGATGACCGTCGCCATGCTGCTTAAGAACACCGTGGAGGCTGCTTCTTACCAAAAGCGGTAGAACTGCAAAGAAAAGTTCGCAGAATCCCGGCGGTTTTGCGCGCTCCCTTTTTCTACTGAACACGGTAAAATATAATTGTCAGTTGGAAAACACTGGGAATTACAAAGGAGGCAAATACAATGAAAGACATGAGCATTATTGCTAACAAGAAGATTATCAACAAGGAGACCAGCGAGGTCCGTCTGGTCGTGAGCATTGACGAGGAAAATCGCAAGATTTACTCCGTCCCCGTGGACGAGCCTAATGCCGAGCCGAGTATCATGGCCGCTGCAAGCTATGACCGTCGCTGGAAGCTCTACGAGGAGCCTGAGACCGAGGTCAACGAGACCACTGAGCCTGAGACCCACGACGAGCCCATGAAAATGTCGGACGTCGTGACCAAGCTCGAGAGCCTGTTCGACATTCTGAATCGCGTCTACTTCGACAACGCACTGCCGAAACCGGTTATCACCGTTCAGTCTACCCCTAAGGCTTACGGTCACTGCTCCACTAAGAAGATTTGGAAGAGCGAGAGTGACGGCCAGTACGAAATCAACATCGGCGCCGAGTTCCTCAATCGCCCATCCGCTAATACGGCCGCGACGATGTGCCATGAGATGGTCCATCTTTACTGTCTCGTGAATGAGATTCAGGACACTTGCCAGAAGGGCCGCTACCACAACAAGACCTTCAAGGCTGAGGCTGAGGCGAGAGACCTTGAAATCGGTTATGACCGCACGGTGGGCTTCTCCCACACAAATCCGACTGAGGCCTTCAAGAAGACCCTTGAGGATAACGGCTTCGTGCTTGAGGTCCCGTTCGCCCGCGTTATGCCTGAGGAGAAAGCAAAGGCTGAACGCGAAAAGCCTCACCGCTATGTTTGCCCGGTCTGCGGGCAGGAAGTTAAAACGACCGCCGACCTCAGCCTCATTTGCGGTATCTGCGAGGTCGCTATGGAGAGGGCTGACTAAAAGGACTCCAGAACAGCCCGTATCGCGTCCAAAGTTTTTAGAGGGTAAATCTAAGGGCCCCTGAGCTAAAACGCGATACGGGAGGTCTGGGGCTTGCCCGGGGAGGTTTATATGAGAGACGAAGAGTACCTCTTCAAAGAAGATGTACGAGAAAAGGCGATAACAGCCCGGAGCGCTAAGAAGCGCCCTCGGCATAGCGGTTGCCACCTACCGCAATACACAGCAAAGGAGATGAGAGAGATGAGCGGTCCTACCTACACGCTCAACCTGAAGAAGCGTATCACCTACGCAGAGTTCAAGGCCCTTCCTGAGGGCTTGCAGAAGAGCTATGTGCAGAACATTATCGACAAGTACCGCGTCGGGCCTTCGGCACTTGCCGAGCTTATGGGAGCGAACGCCGGTGCGGTCGGCGTTTACCTGAGCAAGAGAGGCTTTTCCTTCAAGCGAGGTTTTCAGCCTACGAAGGACGACCTCGAGAGATTCCGAGAGGACTACGGTATCAGCACGAATGCGCCGACAAAAAAAATAACTTTGGAGAACTTCTCGTTCTGCTTCTCCGGAGCCTTCAATGCGGCGAGCTTTGTAAAGCAAATCAAGGCCTTCGTCCCCGAAGGACAGCTCCTGCGGGTCTCCGTGGCAGTCGAGGTAGTCGAGCCCGAGCCATCTGCTACTGAGCCTGCTACCGAAGAAAGGCCTTGATTTGCAAGGCTTTTGGCTATCTGGTAGTACTGGTAGTTCGTAAAAACTGAAAAGATTTTTCCAAAAAGTAAAGGGACTCAAAGCGCAATCTCGTCGCTCCCTCGTATTACACGTATATATAAGGAAAATTCGTTAAAACGGACTACCGACTACCAAAAGAAAAAGGACAGGCTCAAAGCCTATCCTTAATCTGGGTCGCAAGTACGAAACCGTAAGGCAAGACGACTATCGTCACCTCAGGGGTTCGACCTGCGATTAAATTGGTGGAGGCGGCGGGAGTCGAACCCGCGTCCGAAAGCGCTTGAACAGGACTTTCTCCGGGCGCAGTCAGGATCTAAGCATTCCCTCCGCGTAAGGACACCTGACAGACCTTACGTTTCAGTAGAGTCATGATGCGTGGGCGGGTCAACTCTTTCCCGCCTCACGGACGCCGCGTTCACGACGCCTTCCCCGGCCCGCGGCCGCTCCGGTTCAGACGGCTGCCTTAATTAGGCAGCGACAGCAACAGTGTTGTTGTTCTTTAATTTATAAGTTGCCCGTTTTATGGAGGCCAGGCGCCTCCGCCCGCTTATCCTGCCTCCACACCCCCGTCGAAACCGGTACGCCCCCGTGTGAGCGGTGTGAACGGCGTTCCCTTCACACCGCGAACGGAATGCTTGCTTCTTTAGGTCTGCGAAAGCAAATGAAAAATGTCTTAGTGCTTCTCCGGCGCGGGATACTCCACGCCCTGCGTGTCCACGCGAATGGACTTGATGGTCTGCGGCTTCTTCGGCTTATCCGTGAACATATCACGGTTGACGCGGGAGATGTCCACCGCGGCCTGCGCGTTGTCCGTGATCTTGCCGAACGCGGCATACTGCCCGTCGAGGTGCGGCGCATCCGCGACCATGATGAAGAACTGGCTGCCGGCGCTGTTGGGCGCCATCGTGCGCGCCATGGACAGCACGCCCAGCGTATGCTTGAGGTCGTTCTTGTGACCGTTGGCGGAAAATTCGCCGTCGATCTCATAGCCCGGGCCGCCCATGCCGTTGCCCTGCGGGCAGCCGCCCTGGATCATGAAGCCGGGGATGACGCGGTGGAAAATGAGGCCGTCATAAAAGCCAGAATTTGCCAGCGCGATGAAGTTGTTGACGGTGTTGGGGGCCAGCTCGGGATAGAGCTCGCCGGTCATCACCGCACCGCTCTCCATCTCGATGGTCACAATGGGATGGGACATATCGTTTTCTCCTTTATCGGTAGTTTTTCATGTGGCGGTCGATCTCGCGCTTCGCGTCGCGCTGCGCGGATGCCTCGCGCTTGTCGTAGTTCTTCTTGCCCTTGCACACGCCCAGCTCGACCTTCACGCGCGCGTCCTTGAAATAGACCGAGAGCGGGATGAGGGCGTAGCCGTCCTGCTTGACGAGCGCATGGAGCTTGTTGATCTCACGCTTGTGCAGCAGCAGCCTCTTGGGGCGGTCGGGATCGTGGTTGAAGATGTTGCCCTTGTCGTAGGGCGAGATGTGCATGGAGTAGACCATGGCCTCGCCGTTTTTTACGACGCAGTAGCTGTCCTTGAGGTTGAGCGTTCCGGCGCGGATGGACTTGACCTCCGTCCCCTTCAGCTCGATACCGGCCTCGAGACGGTCCTCCACGAAGTAGTCGTGATAGGCCTTGCGGTTCTGCGCCGCGATCTTGATTCCCTTTTTCTCCACGGCACAGTGCCCCCTCTCCTTCAAAGCGGATTTCAGTATAGCATGATTCTGCCCAACGTACAAGGGCTGTAATCAAAATGTAATAATTTTGATTTCTCTGTTGAAATTCTCGGTGCTTTATGGTGTAATATAAGGTGGTTTTTTACCTGTTTTAAGAGGTGATCCGTCATCGGCGATTTTGTCCATATCCGCGTCAGCGCGCCGCTGCTGCGTGCGCTGACGCTGCTTCTGATAAGCTTTGCCTGCCTTTCCGTGCTGACAGCCCCGGCCGCTCCGCCGGTCACCGAAGAGAAGGCCCGGCCCGCGGGCGAGCTGAGCGCGGAGGAGATCCTGGCCTCCTCCCGCACCGTCATGCACGGGCTCGGCCAGCTGAGCGGGACCTCCGTGCTCAACTGCCGCGAAGGCTTCGATCGCTACTACGCGCGCGGGGCGCGGGTATTCGAGGTCGATCTGCGCATGACGAGCGACGGGCAGGTCGTCCTGCGGCACGACTGGCGCGGCGGCTGGCAGGAGGGGATCAGCGAGCTGTCGATCCCCACGCGCGATGCGTTTCTCGCCGCGCCCCTTCTGGAAAGGTACACGCCCATGAGCTTCCGCGACCTGCTGCTCCTGATGGAGGAGTATCCGGATATCTGTATCGTCACCGACACCAAATTTACGGATGCCGAGGTCGTGACCGCGCAGTTCACCGCCATGCTGAACGACGCGCACGAGCTGGGGCTCTCGTATCTCTTTGACCGTATGGTCATTCAGGTCTATAGCCCGCTGATGTTCCGTGTGGTCGATCATCTCGGGCATTTCCCGCATTACATCTATACGTTCTACGCCGAGGGCTTCAACGGCACCGAGGAGGCCCTCCGCGAGCGGCTGACCTTCTGCCGGAAAAACGGCATCGAAGGCGTGACCATGTGGAGCTGGCTGTGGCGGCCGTCCTACGCCGCCATCGCGGAGAACAGCGGCGTGCGCTGCTATGTCCATACAGTAAACGACAGAGAAACGGCCGAAGCCCTGCTGCAAAGCGGAGTAAGCGCTGTTTACACCGACTATCTGGTGCTTCATGAGGATTAAGGAGTGATATCCATGGAATTAAAAGAAACCTTTGTCAGCCGTCAGGAAATTTTCCACGGGCGCATCGTCGACCTGCGCGTGGACACCGTGCGTCTGCCCAACGGCCATCTCACCACGCGCGAGGTGATCGACCACCCGGGCGGCGTCGCCGTCGTCGCCATCGACGAGAACGACAACGTGCTGACCGTGAAGCAGTACCGCTATGCGTTCCAGACCGTGCTCGAGGAGATCCCCGCCGGCAAGCTCGAGCGCGGGGAGGACCCCGCCGCCGCCGCGCGGCGCGAGCTGAGCGAGGAAACGGGCGCAAGCTGCGAGACGCTCACCCCCCTCGGCGAGATCCTCGCCTCCCCCGGCGGCTTCACGGAGGTACTGCACCTTTACATGGCCACGGGCCTGACCTTCGGCTCCCAGCACCCGGATGAGGACGAGTTCATCAACTTCGAGCGCGTCCCCTTCGATGCGCTGCTCGACCGCTGCCTCTCCGGCGACCTCCGCGACGGCAAGACGGTCGCGGGCGTGCTGAAGGTCTACGCCCTGCGCACACGCAAAAAGGAGGAGAAATGAGCATGGAGCCGAAAAAAACCGTCCTCATCGTCGAGGACGAGGTGAACATCGTGGACATCGTCCGCTTCAACCTCCAGCGCGAGGGCTACGCCACGCTCGAGGCCTACGACGGCGAGGCAGGTCTCGCGCTCGCGCGCGAGAAGAAGCCCGACCTCATCCTGCTCGACGTGATGATGCCGAAGATGATGGGCTTTGACGTCTGCCGCGCCCTGCGCGCCGAGGGCGACAATGTGCCTGTCATCATTCTCACCGCCCGCGAGGAGGAGGAGGACAAGATCCTCGGCCTGGAGATCGGCGCGGACGACTACATCACCAAGCCCTTTTCCATGCGCGAGCTGATGGCCCGCGTGAAGGCGAACATCCGCCGCACGGCGATGGTCTCCGGCACAGCCGCCGAGAGCGGCATGAGCGCCGGCGGCGCCCTGACGATCAATACGGACAGCTTTCAGGTCTTCAAGAACGGTAAGCCCATCGAGCTGACACAGCGTGAGTACGAGCTTTTGACCTTCCTCGCCAGCCACCCCGACAAGGTCTTTTCCCGCGTGGATCTGATGGAGCAGGTATGGAACTACGGCTACATCGGCGACGATGTGCGCACCGTGGACGTGACGGTCCGCCGCCTGCGCGAGAAGATCGAGGACGATCCCGCCTCGCCCCGCTACATCCTCACCCGCCGCGGCGTGGGCTACTATTATTCCACGCTGTGATCTTCCCCGTCCGGACAGAAGGGAGGCTTTGCCGTGTTCCGCTCGCTGCACATGAAATTAGTGCTCATCATGCTGCTGCTCATCACCTCGCTCATGGCGGTGGTGGGCGCGTTCCTGATGACCAGCGTGACCAACTTCTACATTGACAACTTCTACTCACAGATGGGCGAGACCTTCGGCGAGAGCAACGCCGACTTCGTCAACTCCCTGCGCGCCGAGGCCGCGCAGGAGGGCGGTGTGGCGGTCATGCAGTCCATGCTCGAGACCTATTCCGGTACGCTCGGCATCGACTCGCGCAGCCGCAACTACTACATTCTCGACGCCGCGAGCGGCGAATGCCTCGCCGCGAGCGACGAGCTCGGCGGCGAAAAGCTCGAGCAGACCGCGAATCTCCTCACCGCCCGCAACGGAGAGGTCGGCGACGAGAGCGACATCGCGGCCGGCTACATGGACGTTGCCATCCCCATCTCCGGCGGCGACAACAGCTATATCATCTACATCCGCGACAACCGCAGCACGGTCTCCAGCCTCAACAGCGAGCTGCTCATCATCATTCTGCAGGCTCTGCTCGTGGGTCTTCTGATCTCCGTGCTGCTGAGCTTCCTGCTGAGCAAAACGATGATCAATCCCATCGAAAAGCTGACCGAGGGCGCCGAGCGTGTGGCAAGCGGCGACTTCAGCGAAAAGCTCGAGGTCGACTCCACCGACGAGATCGGCATCCTCACCACCACGTTCAACGACATGGCAAGCGTGCTGCACTCCACGCTCGAGGCGGTGGAGGACGAGCGCAACAAGCTCGACACGCTCTTTCTCCACATGACCGACGGCGTGGTCGCCTACGACCGCGACGGCGCGCTCATCCACTGCAACCCCGCCGCGAGCGAGCTTTTGGAGCGCAGCGCGGACGAGTGCGTCTACGCCGACCTCTTCGAGCCGCTGTGCCCCTTTGAAAAGGTGATGGCCATGCAGCGCAGCGACTTTGTCGCCTCTGAGCTGACGGCCGGCGAGCGCACGGTCGAGCTGTACTTCGCGCCCTTTTCCGATGAAGAGCGCGGCGGCGTGCTCGTCGTGCTCCATGACGTCACGCAGCAGCGCAAGGCCGAGGAGCGCCGCCGCGAGTTCGTGGCGAACGTCTCCCACGAGCTGCGCACCCCGCTCACGAATATCCGCTCCTACGCCGAGACCATCCGCGACGCGGGCGACGAGCTGCCGCGCGAGCTGGAAAACAGCTTCCTCGACATCGTCATCAACGAGTCCGACCGCATGACCCACATCGTGCAGGACCTGCTCACGCTCTCGCGGCTCGACAGCGGGCGAAGCGAGATGAACATGGCGCGCTTCGACTTCGGCGCGGCCATCGACTCCGTGCTGCGCTCCATCGAGCTGGAGGCGCGCCGCCACGGCCACGAGCTGACGCACGACTACCATGATCTCCCCATGATCATGGGCGACCGCGGGCGCATCGAGCAGGTCATGCTCAACGTGCTCGGCAACGCCGTGAAGTACACGCCCGACGGCGGCCACATCCGCGTCACCGCCGGCACCGTGGGCGAGAGGGTCTGGATGGAGGTCGCGGACGACGGCATCGGCATCCCGAAGGCCGACCGCAGCCGCATCTTCGAGCGCTTCTACCGCGTCGATAAGGCGCGCTCGCGCGAATCCGGCGGCACGGGTCTCGGCCTGTCCATCGCCACCGAGATCGTCCAGCGCCATAACGGCACCCTCTCCCTCGTGGACCGCGAGGGCCCCGGCACGACCGTGCGGCTCGAGCTGCCCATCCGCCAGAGCGAGGTGGGCGGCGCGCAGGAGGGCGGCAATGGATAAGAAAGCCAAGCTCCTCGACCGGCTGCAAAACCTCGCCATCGCCGTGCTCTCGCTCTCCTTCCTTTTTCTGCTCGTGCAGACGCCGCTGTTCGGCGACGCGGGCGATACGACGATCGCCTCGACCGTGCGCGGCTGGTTCACCGACCGGCAGACCTCCGCCGCGGAAGAACCGGACTCCCTCGCCGCGCTCGCGGTGCCGGTGCGCATCGTGCAGAGCAACGACTTCATCCGCAGCGGGCTGGACGCGCTGACGACCGCGGATGACGCCTTTGAGACCGTCGGCTCGTTTCTCGGCGAGGCCATCGGTTCGGCCCGCGGCATCTCGTCCGTTTCTGAGAACACCTTCCTCTCGGCGCTGGACGGCTCCGGTCTTTACTTCGCCTTCGCCTGCGACC